CCCCCGCCATTAACCGTCAGATTTTCATAGTCAATAATTCGAGGAATATCGAGAAGAAGTGCAGCAATACGTGTGTATCGAACTAGTGTATCAGTGAATGCAAGCGATTCTAAATAAGCGTTTACTCCGTTTTCGATGTCTGCCTTAACTTGCTCAATAGATGCGTCGCTTGCTAATGTTAAATTAGCGTTTATATTAATTGGCACCTCTGTAGCGCCTACAACTGTAATATCTGCGCCTACCGGACGTTCTTCTTCAATATGCGTTATTGCTGCGTCAATTACTGTTTGAGAAGGAGCACGTTTATCATCCCCTAACAATACGACTTTAACGGTACCTGGTCCGTTCCAAACAGGATATACTCTCGCAGCACCGACGCCAGATACTTCTCTTGCCCACTGCTCGTAATGATATACGTTACCTGACGTCGCAGGCTTACGTACTTTATCGTAGACACGTTGTAATAAGGATTTGTCCGATTCTTCGTCTACCCCGTTATCGAACGCTAACTCATTCACAACAGTAAGAACGCCAGCTAAGTCGCCAACAACGGTATTAATGTCGCCAATATTGACGTTTCCGCTGATTCCGCCTAATTCGGCTTCAACGTTCGTTTTCGTAGTACTTGTCGTTAATGTTACGTCAGCTAGCGTTTTAAAATACGTTCCATCTTCCGTCCGAACTTGCGTGTCTTTCGGAATTAGCTGTCCGACTTGCCCCGTAAACGTAACTTCGCCTTTCGCTTTTACAGCAGGCTTGCGATCAACTCCGAAATCACTCGCTGCAATCGTTAGTAAATCCGAAGGCATATCTTCGTTCAAAAATGCGTAGCTTAACGTTCTATCTAACGCAATGTAAGCTTGTGCGAACTCTTGCGCTGCTGGATCGGATAAGTCGTAAGCTATCGAGCCCTGACGTTTATCAACTTCTGGTACTATTGCGTCAAGCATCCGAGCCAATATCGATGCTTCCGTTTCATTACTAAATCGTAGTGTAATCGCCATTAAACCGTCACCCCCTCTGTTATGAATAGTCCAGTTACGGTAATTACTGTTACCTCGATAAGCACACCGTCCGAATTATATTGCGTTACTGTTACGTCGGAAACTTCCTGGATACGGTCGTCACCTTCGATGGCCTCGCGGACAACTCGCGGAATCTCGACGTTCATAAGGTCCTGCGTTAAGTTCTGTCCGATAAGGTCGCGTAGCTCTTCACCGTAAGTATCATCGTAGATTAAATAACGATTACGAGACGTCATGAGTGCTTTACGAATATATTGACGGATAGCATCTTCATCATCGATAAATGTGCGTAATCGACCGTTTTCTAAGTCCATGCGCCACGTTCTGGATGATTCTATAACGGGCAACGTATCGGTGTCTAAATCGAGCTCATCTTCTTCCTCTGCTAAAATCTCGTATTCAATCGGTGTAAGCGACATATTATTCCACCGCCTTATCAATTACGTATATCATCTGGCCTTCATTAGCTACTGCGACTATAACCGGATCACCTACTTTTAAATCGCATTTAAACGTTAATTCTCCGTCAATGATTTCAAGTGAGCGCAAGTCTCCTCCGCCAGAATACGTGTCTTGTACTTGGCCACTGACTGTTCCGCCAGTAAAGCTAATTGTCCGTTTGTGTTCTAGTAAATGTTCTGCAACGATGATACCTTCGCTAGGTGTGTCGATTGAGTCACCGTCGACTTGAACGGATATTTCCGGAGGCAACGTTTTTATGATTGCTCGTTTAATGTCAGCGCCAGATGAACCGGCACTTCCGCCTCCAAAAAGTTGATATAATCGTGAAGCTCCACTACCTTCCATCATTTCTTAGTCGCCTCCTTTTCAATCGCCTTCTTAGACGTTTTCTTCTTTGCCTTAGGTGTTTCAGGTTTCAAGTCATCGTTATTGATATCGATATCTGGCAAGTCGTAAGTGCGACTCAACTCTAACGACATCAAATGATTTTCAGCGTATGTGTGCGTAATAGACGTCACATAAAACGCACCATAAATGCCCGTCATGACGTTCTTGATATAAACAGGCGTGCCTACATCTACCTCCGGAATCCCCAATACTTCAACGTTGTATTGTTCGTCAATAACGCCCTTTTGCTTCATCAATACGTCAGCCCGTTGTTTAATTTGAGACTCCGTTGCTTTTTCGTCCATTACTTCTAAAGCTTGCATAACGCCGAAACGTTGGCGTAACTTTTCGTTCTTGGCGATAACAGTACGCTCTTTACCTTTTGCTCCGCCAATAACTTTGACTTGCGTTATTGTATCCTCAATCGATGACGAGAAAGATGCGCTGATTAAATTCGTACCGTCTTTAAAGACGTATTTCTTCTCGGACTTGGCGCCTTCTTTTAGCGTCAGATTTCCGCCATCGTTGCCGATAAAGTATCGCTTGCCCGTTTGTCCTTGTGTAAGTCTTAACGCTGTCAAGACCATATCGAATAGCGTTTTATTAGACATACGCAGGTAAGGAATAACGTAGCCCGTGTCTGCGATATTGCCCGTTTTGATGCCGAAGTCTTTCGCCAACAGCGTAATAATTTCTGACGCTTTCTTGTTCTTGAATATGCGAGAATCCGTAGATTTCGATAAATAGACGTTGCTATCATATGCCGTTAAAGTTACGTTACCTTCGCTGTTAACTTCGTGAGAAAACACGACGCCCACAAACAGTAGCTTATTATCGATACGTAACGAGATACGACTTCCTTCGCTGATACGGAACAGTGGAGTACGTCCATCTTTCGTCACAATTGCGGTTACACTTAATTGTCGATTGAATTTCGATGTATCGCCGGATAGTTCTGCAGAAACGACCATCTCGGATATATCGTAAGAGCCGTTAAGTAAAATTCGTAAATTCATGTCGGAATCACCAACTTCTGACCAGGCTTAATTATGTCTGGATTCTTGCCGATAGTCGCCTTATTGGCTTCGTATATCTTGCTCCATTTTGCACCATCACCATATTTCGCTTTTGCGATTTTCCATAACGTATCACCTTTTGCAACTGTTATCGTTGAAGGCTTTTTCTCCGCAGCAGTTTGCGTTTGCTTCACGGGAGTCGCAGTTGTTTTGCCTTTGCTGTCCGTTATCAATTCTTTCGCAGTAAATGGACGGTGCTCAACGAGTGTTATCGAATAATAAATATCGCCAGGCGCTCCGGCTTTCTCTGGTTCTAAATCGAATGATTCGACGAATACTGGAACACTAATCGGTGTGCCTGTGATTATTAAGCGAAGATTAAGCCGCGTGTCGCGCCATTTCTCGATTTGCTCAACCCACTTCCACGGTTCCATAAAATCTTCGTATTCGCAATATGAAGCATTATAATCGCGAGGAAAGAACGAACTAAACGAATACTTCTTCAAGCCTCGCTCACCTGGAACGATGATATCGCCAAGACTAGCGATTTTAACCGTTGTGAAATCGAAAGGAGATTCACGGCTAATCGTCTCTGGATTGACCGGAAATTGCTTATAAACGTTGTTACGATCTTTAAGCCATATACCGATTGTACTCTTAGCCAACTTGCGTCCTCTCCTTTTCGATTAATTTCGCTAGTTCATAAGCGATTCGCTGCACGTCCGCATCCTCGCGCACAGTAAAGTTGTTGCCCGTAATAACGATTCCCCCGCCAGTTCCACCGTTGTTACCTTCCGAATAGTCTTTATTTTCACGCGCAGTAAGAACTCGCTCCCCTTTGTGAAGGCGCGCAGAATAGCCGTCATATGGTACTGAATCTAGTCCGCTATAGTGCGATTTCTTGCCGCCCTTTTTGCCGTCGCCAGCACCCATTAAGTTACCAACGAAGTTTACTCCGGCGTTAATTCCGTTACTAATCCAGCTCGGCAGCTTAGCGCTAGAGATAAACCCGATAAAGTCCTTTACGTGGCCCTTTGCAGTCGAAATCCAGCCGCTAAGTGTTTCGAACCATCCTTGAACGATAGCTAACGCTCCAGAAAAGTTATCTAACGCATTTTTAACGCCAGTTAAAATGAAGTCAACTAACGGTGCTAACACGTTGTCCCACGCCCACTTAATGATTGTGGATAGCGCTTGCCATGCGATTCCTAGTAATTCAAGGATAGGCTTTGCGACTGCCCACAGCGTTGAAAATAGTTGAACTAGAAAAGAAATTGCTGGTGCGATTACGTTATTGAAAACAATCATCGCTATATCTCCGATGACCTGTAGAATATTCCAGAATCCGCTCAAATAAGGCTCAATAATCGACCAAACATTCGAAATGATGTCGGCGATAGTGGAAAACGCTTGGGAGAACGTTTCTTTTAGTCGTCCAAAAACGCCCTTAAGCTGGCCGAATTTTTCGGTAGCATACGCTCTAAATTCCTCAAACTTCGTTTTAATTGTTTCGAACGAGCCTTCTCCGAATAACTTGTCAAACACGCTGCCAATGCCGCCTGTCTTAAATGCTCCTGTCAATTCCGCCATTTTCGACTTGATTCCGTCTACAACAGAATTAACTTGCTTAGCAATATCCTTCGGGAATAGCGCATTTATCAGACCACTTGTACCACCGCCCTTAAATGCGGACCATAACTCTTTTACTTTGTTGATTATTCCGTCGATAGCTCCACGGAAGGTTTCGCTATTGTCATAAAGCGCTTTGAATCCGACTGCTGCTGCGGCTATTCCTGCGGCAATTAATGCTACTGGATTCACTAGTGCTGCGATGATTCCTACGATTGCAAATGCGCCCAATGCTGCAGTAAGTGCTCCGGCAATGTAGGCGATTGGTTCTCGCCATTTCCAGACAAATTTGCCGAATGCGATAGCACTATCAACTAGGCTTGCGAGCTTGGCGTCTAGCTTTGCTGCCATTCCGTCTAAGTCTGTATTATCGAAGGCTTCAACGATTTTGCCTAACGTGTCACCAAGCTTAGAGTTTCCGAGATTACCGACTTGTCGCATGAACTTATCGACTCGTTCCTGAATTTGCGCCCAATAGCCGAGTGTAGTTTCGCCCATTGCGTTAACAGTCTTTTGCGTGATACCCATCTTATTTAGCATCTTATCGAGTTCGACGTTTTGCTCCGGAATGCTCATTTTCTTTATATCGTTAAGCTCGCCTTTATTAAGACCGAAACGCTCAACCATCGAAATTGCATCGCCTTGCCACATTTCCTTTAATGCGAAGGCTGCTCCGTCAGTACCTTGCGTAGGATCAAGCACCATTAATCGCTCAATAATCGACCAGGCTTTGCCGAGTTCATCAACGTCTTTTGTCATTGCTACAATCGCTTTTGACGACTTAAGCATCTCGCCCGAATTAAGTAACGGACTATCAATCGCCATTTTATCGACCATCTGCAGATAAGCAGTCGATTTCTTCGTGTCATTAAATATCGCTTTAACTGCGACCTCTGCTTGTTCGTAACGTGCTGCAGCACCTATCGTCATATCAAACGCCTTAGCTGCGCCTTGTGCGGATAGGTAAGCGCCAGCAAGTCCGATTAATGCGCTCTGCATGCCGCCAATTGATGCGCTTAAGCCGTTGGTTCCGACGCGAAGTCCGTTAACTCTTGTCGCGAATAAGCCGGTTGATGTATTAGCGCGGTTAGTCTCTGCAACGAATCGTCCTAGTGAATCGTGAAGTCGTCCGTTTGCATCTCGGTAGTGGTTCATGCCTTGCGCTGCTGTATGACTTGTTTGTGTCATACGGTTCATCATTTGCGTTATACGGCGTAGACGAGAAGTTCCCTGATCGCGAATCCGGAATACTGCGGTTAGATTTACGGCCATCTAGTTTCCTCCTTTCTGGCGTTGACGTTCCCTTTCTTTCTCCGCCTTTTCTTCTTCCTCCATAACGATTAACTCAGACGCATAGATGAAATTCTTATAACGCCTTTCTAACGTATAGATTTCTTGCGGAAGCTTGTGCTTGTCTTGCCATATGCGATGTAGCAAGTGCGCCTCAAGATCCGCCTTAATTAGTTTTTTGCTTCTTCGATTTCTTCCTCGTCGTCAAAACCGGATAGCATTAAAATTTCGTTCTGTAGCGTAGCAATCTCGCCAGCTAATAATGCTTTTTGAACGCACTCTCCTGCGTCAGATACTCCGTAATGTTCAAGCAACTGTGCGTTAGAAAATGGAGGCTCAACTACGGCTTTAACGATAAGTAAGCGTGCTACTTCTTCTTCGTTAACTTTCAGTTCCGTTTTCTTACCATTCTTTGTCGGATAAGTCGCCTGATCTCGAATTTTATCGATATCCTCGCCAGTAAGCGCCTTGATCGTAAACTCCGTTCCTAAACGTTTGATTTTCACCTGATTCGTAATTTCTGTCGCTGGCTTTGCGCCTAATAATGCCTGTAATGCGTCCATATATAAAACCTCCGTTGAGTTTATTTTCGAATTTAAAGAGACGCTAGAGCCGTAGCCTTCGCGTCACATTTGCGTTAAATCATGATGTATTCGTAGCCTTCGCAGACAAACTGTAACTCTTCCTCAACAAGCGAGCCGTGCTCGAAGTTGATTACGGGAATGTTCGTAAACTGTACGCCTTTGATTCGGATTTTCTCCGCACCAACTGGCGCATTTTCAGGATCTTCTAATGCGACGATCAGCTCCGTTACAAACGCGCCTTTAGTGTCATCTGTAATCTGGCCGATCTTCTTCGCAAACTCGTTGCTCATTTTGTAAGACTTAATCGTTCCAGTAAATTCGAAGTCCATCGCCTTCTTACCTTTTGCGCGAGTACCCGAACGTTTCACATCTTCGTAGTTGATTTCACCGTTAACTTCAACGCCGTAAACGTTTGTAAGCCACTGACCGTCGTGGATTAACTTACCAAACGTACCTGATACGGCATCAGTCGATTTCATAACCATACGCTTATTACCTCCTGCGTCATATTTGCGTTAAAAAGACGACTACTAAACAGTAATCGTCAAGAAAATTCGTTCCATAGAGTCTACTTCTGTATAAGCAACTGCGATAAATACTTTGTCGCCTTCAGACTTATATCGAGGATCAAGCATTACGTCCGGATCCATTAAGACATTATCCGTCTCCATTAGTTCGAGGTAAGCCTTAATTGCTCCGATTAGTGACGCTTGGCCGTTCGGATTATTGTCTACTTTACCGATGTAAGAATCGCGAGCAGTCGCAGGAATATCCGTTGCTACAGCTTGTTTAGCGCGTGTCGTACGAATCTTGCCACGCTCTGTAGCGTTCGAATCCGTTGTGATGCCTTGCTCAATACGGACTTTGTTGCCGTCTTTGATGATTACAAGTGAACCGGACTTTAACGCAGTCTCTACTTGCGAGTTTTTAAGTCGTAGAGTAACGTCAGCAATTGGCAACTCTGCGTAGGTAATCGACTTGTTAATCGGTGTGCCTGCGATAAGTCCCGCGATGTACGGCGCATAATCAGCCGATTGAACTTCGGTACCATCTGCTAAAACTACGCCGGTCACTAAGTTGACGATATACGAGTCCTTCAAAATAACAGAACGCGCATTACCCGCTGTAATATCTGCGTCACTTACCGCATCTCCGCCAGCTACGTACATGAAGTGTTTGCCTTCTTCGCGGCAACTTTCTACCCACGCCTTAGTCGCTGTCTGCTCTGCAGCATCGATTACAGTCGGATATACAAAGACGTTAAAGTCTTGCACTGACAATGTATCGCGCAAATTAGCATATTGCTCAATAGCTGTTTCGCTTTCACCGATTGCTGGCACCGCATAAACTAATACTTCTTTAGCGCCGCCTTGTAAAATACGTGTAATTGGCGTTGCATTTGTGCTACCAACTAACTCCATACCGTCTGATACGGTTTCAATCGTGTAGAATTTGCCCGCCTCTGCAGTTCCGCCCGTATACGTAAAAATTGGAACGGCTACTGTTCCGCGTGAGCCGCCCATAATGGATGCGATAGCTGCGTCACGGAAATTGATGTACAATCCTGGACGGACTGGCAGTGACGTTGCTTCCCACTGACCTCCATTCGCCATATCTAAATTCCTCCTTCGTTAATAGCTGCGTGAATTTCTTGCATTTTTTCGTAATGTGGTTGCGTATATGCTTCGAGCAATGAAGCGTTAAGCACGCCGACAACCGCATAAACTCCGTCTGTATCCGTCTTGAACGGCGCAGACATATTAAAAGACTCCAACGTCATAAAGTCGTCAGAGTCTCGTAATTTAACTTTTTTCGATAAGAAGTCGCTCAATCTCGAACGAATTACTTTCGCTTTATTTAAGCAATCAACTTCGTTATTGCCGAAGTAGATAACTTGGTAAATACGGTTGATTTCGTATGCTGCTTGCGTGAAATCGTCGTCATTATCGCCTTGCCATCGAATACCAATCGTATTAGCAACGTACGCCTTCGGTAAGTCCTGCTTATAGAAGCGAGTTACGCCTACAGTCGCCAGTAAATCACCTATCGTATCGAGTTCTTTGATTATGTCCGCCATAGACTACCATCCCGCCCTTCTAAGCTCTGATTCGATTTCCCTCTCGATCCAATCCGCCCATTTTTGCGTATTATCTTGCGCTGGCTTATCGAGGAATTTCTTTTCACCGTTAACGTTCGCGCCGCCCGCATCTTCTTCGTGAATATAGTAAGCGTAGTTAAATCGCCTTTCACCGCGCGTAGCATTAGCGCTGATTTCAACGCCTTTGTCGTTACCTTCCGTAAACACTTCTGCAGCTATTTGCTGACGTAAATTGCTCGTATCAATAGGCGCAATATCGACTGACTCTGCTTTCCAATCGTTCTTAACGTCTGTGAGTCCGTTTAGCATTCCGCGTGCTGTAGCTTCGACTGTACGTGCTGTTGTTTGTACTAGTCCGTGAGCTTCGATATAAAATTCAGCCATTTCGTCACCTCACAAGAAAACGGACGTCAACGTTGGTTTACCGTTAATCATCCGCGTAGGTTTAATCGATATTGGCTCGCGCTCAATCGTGGCTCCAAGCTCGTTTGTGTACGAAACTATGTCGTTGTAGTTAATATCCGGCATCTTATCGAACAGCAATTTAACTGACGCCGTGACTTCTTCGCCTAGCTGATTCGTTACCACTTGGAATCGTTCCGTAGCTCTGACCGTATATTCAACTGGTTCTGCGTAATCATCAGTCGCCCATCCATCGTTATTGTTTGCGATGTATTTACGCACGAACGCCTTCTGTTTTAGAGGTACAATCGGCATTATAGTGTCACCCACTTTACGCGGCCATTATTGCTGTCGATATCCGGATTGGCCTCGTTGACTAAATCACGAATGTCGTCCGTAATAAGATCATCGAGTTCTTTCTTTGCCCAATCCTTGAATGTGAACGAAATGCCATCGATACTAAATCCGGCAATGCCTCGCTGCGCCATTACGGTCGTATCGTTAAAGTTAGCGTTCAGTACGCAAGCAAATAAGTAGCACGCTTCGTTTGGAATAGCGTAGCCTTTAAATGCTCGACGTAGAGTACGTTCACCTACGTTTAGAAACCGTAACTTTGCCGTATCATCTGACGCTAAGAAATCTTCGTTATCAACCGCATGATACGTAACATAGTCGGTAACTTCGACTAAATTCCAATCCATACGTCACACCTCCATTTTATTTAGTGGAGGCTGTACGTTTAGCTGGCGTTTTAGATGCTGGCTTTGTTGCGGAAGGTTCCGCCTTTGCCTCCGTTTTAAGTTCTTCATCGACGCGAGTTACGTCTGTTAATCCGTCTAATACCGTAATTTCGTCTTTATCTTCCGTTACATAAGTGCCGTTATTGAATCGCTTTAGTTCGCCATTAGCATAAAAGCCTAGCGATTTATAACGTGATTCGTATTTCGCCATGATTGCGCTCCTTTCGTTAATAATGCGTTAAAGGCGGTGCGAGACCGCCATAACTGCGATTATTTTAAACCCTTAATGCGAGCGTGCGCTTTCTCTTGGTGGAACTCTAACGTGAACTCTCCTACGATTTGTCCTTCTACGTAGTCACCCTTCACACCTAAGTACGTGTGAGCAAATTCACGTCCTTGTAGTGGTTTAATTTCGATGCGGTTAGCATCAACGATTAGTACTTCGTCCGGGGCTAAGTTGTTGTTTAAAAGAATTTCTGCAGAACCGAAGTCTGATAAATAGTGATCCACGACTTGCCCACGACCATTATCTTGGCGAGTAATTGACACTTTATCAGCGTCTGCAGCCGATAAAGCGCGTTTCTGTTTAGCGCCTACGATAATTTTGTAATTGCCGCCCGTAGCAAAGCCGCCAGCCTCATAAATCGCTTGGAATGCATCACCTAAATGAGTCAGGGTTAAAGCTTCGTTGGATGCGTTAATTACGTTAGTTTGAATAAACTGACGAATGCCTCCCATTTGTCGTACTTTACCGTCTGGAGATTCATATTTAACTCCGTTGATTGCGGCTTTCTCAAGCTGTAACGCAAGTTCAAGTAATTTCTTTTGCTTCTCATACTCATACTCGTTTTCAATTCCGTATTGAGAAGTTGCTTCAACAGTGCCTGAGATGGAGATTGTCTCGGTGAAGATTTGAGTTAAGTTAGATACTCGTTTACGTGCTTTGAAGCGAGCCTTTCGAGCATCAGCACCCTCTACACCTTCTACGAATTGGAACTCAACCTTAGCGCCATCTGTTACGGCTGCTGCTGTAGTTCCTGCATATCCACGAGTTACTGTCAATTCGTTAGTATTAACTGCTGTAATTAACATTAGCTCCTCGCCGACTTTAATAACGTGTTTTGGTTCGAAGATTGACCCGTCAGCAACTGTAAGTGTAGTGTCACCTGCTAAAGCCGCTGTTGCAGTTGTTTCATCTGCATACATTTCATCCTCAAACCATTGTCGCTCAACTTGTGTAACCGGATCACCAAAACCTACAAGACTAATCATTGGTGTTTGATGCGGATTCAAAAGTAGTAACTCGTCTGTAACTGATTCTTTCTTACCTACGATTTGATTTTGTAAAATTGTCATATTGAACATTCCTCCGAATTTAAGTTGTTGTTCGGGCTATTTACGCCCATATAAAAAGACCTCACGCCATATATGCGTAAAGTCTATTTACCGTGTACTTTCTTTTTAAGTTGTGCATACGCCACTTTGTCGGCTAAAGTTCCGGACTTGCGTGCTTTCTCTGCAGCTTCTGCTAATAATTGTTCGGCCGTCTTTTCGGATTGTCCGCTAGAACCGCCGTTTGTAGCTGTCCCGATTGGTTGCATTTGTTTCTTCGCTACCAGATACGGTTTATGTTCAACAAGCGTCTTAATAACGTCATCGACTCCGTTTACTTTGCCATCTTCGCCGAGTTCTACCGCGGATAGATCGGACAATGCCATAGCTGCGTCAACGTCGATAATGTTTGCGCTTGATGCTACCTTAATAAATTCGTTCCTAATCGCTTGATCGCGGATAGCTTTATCCTTCGCTTCAACTTGCGACTTTAACTCCGCTAATTGAGCTTCGAACTGTTGCGCTTGTTCTTGCGCCTTTTGTAAATCAGTTAATTCCGACTGACGCTTTTCTTCTGCTTGCGATTCATACTCGGATAGTTTTGTTTTCAAGTCGTCAAAGCCTTCGTATTTCTTTTCTACTCGAGCGATTCTTTTTGCGATAATCTCGTCTAATTCGGCTTGTGTGAACGTTTTTTCTGCGCTCTCAGACGATTCGACTTGCGTTTCAGCGGATGGTTGTCCGTCTGGATTCGTCTCAGATGACTCTTGTTCTCCACCTTCTGCGAAATATTGAAGGTTAAGCGTTAATAATGCGTTGAAATCGTTAATCATATCGTATTACCTCCGTGTTTTAAGTCCTCGTCGACTATTCCGAAAGTTTAATGCCATTTCGTAAGGCGTGAATATCACTTAAAAACTTCGTCATTCTTAGATAATGCGTATTTAGTGGCGTTATAAGTTATTAAATCGCCCATTTCTCCGACAATAGTAAGACCGCAAACATTCCTGTCCCACTCTCCATCTAAATATAGCTTTGACATTTGAAATGTTCCGTCAGGCGAAACGAATAAGAATGCTGGTATTTCGTCAAAAACTAATGCTTTCTTTCCGTTTATATCAACCCATTCCATATAATCAATCTCCTTTATATTTACTTGGATCACGTAATGGCGTCACTAGATGCCGGCAGTTTGGATGAAAGATTTCATTTCTTGGCAAATCGCCAACATACGGATAATCGCCCGGAGCATCAGCGACTAGCTTAACGATTTTTCCTTCCCACTTACGGCAAGCGTCCTTTGCATTATGTTTCGATATCCTTCCGTAATAAGAACCTTCCGAAAGTGCCTCATTAATTGACGCCTCACGATGCGCGTTCATCATTTTCGTACGGGCGAGCATATCGGCATAAGTACCGACTTTCCATCGATTCCCTCGCGCATCAATTATCGCAACGTCTGTCGCTTTGATGATTCGCTGACGGATTTCCTTCGATAAATCTTGTGTTGCGTTAATTCCGCGTGTTAATTTATGTCGCACAGCCTCCGCAGTAGCCTTACGTATAGCTAATTTCGCTTGTCGTTCGATATTCTGCGTTACAGCGAGTATGTCCGCTTGCGTATCAGCAATTGCGGCGTCTACTAAGCGTTTGTTGGCCGTATTGAATTTAACGACTTTTAACGCTTCGTCAAACGTATTTACTAAGCCTAAAGCGTATATAGCCGATGCTATACCTTCTGTTGCTGCAGTAGTCATCGCGACGGTAGCCCATTCGTCTCCATATTTTATCATGTCGGATAATATGTTACGTATAGACTTTTCGACAGCGAGAATTTGAGCACGTTCGAAATCCGTAAGGAATAGCGCATCTAGCTCGCGTTGCACGTCTTTTAGTGCCTGTTCAAACGCTTTGACTAGGCGTTTAACATCGTAATCGTAGTTCGGTTGAGGTACTTCGGGCATTAGCTGTCAGCCTCCTCCGTCGTTTCCTCTACTTCTTCGTTATATATCGATGATGTTACGGTACCGACCTCTCGCTCCGTATCTCCTTCGATTCGTGTTAGGATTTCTGCTGCTTGAATGTCGTCTACTCCGTCCATACGCTTAATCGCCGTCACTTGATCAATCGTTGGTTTATTGCCTAAACGAATTGCCATGATTTCGGCTTGTTCTTTTTCGTTATGCGGTAGACCGTCTTGCCAATGAATAACTGGATATACTGGCGTGAAATCAGCGTCTCCATGTGCAATATCGAGCAACTGACAGTTATATAGCGCATCGCGTAAAGCACGGTCATAGTGCGTTCGAATACGTGCTACTTTCGTCAAGATTGGCATAAAGCGAGCTTTAATCGCTGCTCCATCCGTGTGTGACGTGCCGGTTCCGCCTGCGTTTTGGTCGCCTAAGACCGTGCCGAATAGCCATTGCGGAGTTTCTGCGATTTGAAACGCCATTCCTACTAACGTTTCAAGTTCCTTAAATGCGCTGTTTAATTGTCCGTCCCAAGTCATATAGCCTGGCGTCGCATCTTCGGCAGTTATCGGAATATAGGCGCCTGTTAATCTTGCGCTATTGCCTGTACCTAGTTCTGGACCGTACGCTGTAGGATCGCTGTGCTTCCAAAGAACGTAATCTAGTTGTGCCAATCGATCATTTATCGCAATTAAAATCGTCTCTAGCGCTTCTAACGTTCCTTTACCTTCCCACTGATCGTCCGTCGATTTATATGGAATGTGATGTACGAGTAAATGCGGAACGCCAGTCGGAACAATTTCGCTATCACTGACCTTTTTATCGATTAAGAAAAGCTGTACTGGATAACCGTATGTGTTGTCGACTCCGCCTTCGTAAGTCGTGAGTTTATATCGTTCGTTTATGATGTATCCTGGTAGGTGGTGCTCAACGTTTAGGTACGGAGTTTCCTCTTTCTGCGAAACTACCCACTCAACACTTGCGATAACAACTGACTTAAACTTCTTAACGTTACCATCACTCGTTATTGGGAATACGCAGTCTGCTGCGACATGCTCGATAATAGGCTCCATCTCGGCGTCATCTGGAATTGGGAATCCGCGTGATGTTAATGCGCTGTAATCTTGTCGATAATCAAATCGGACTTTAATCCAAGAATCTCCACGATAACCGTTAGCAAGTGCTGATTCGTGAATTAGTTGTGATAAGTCGTTCTCCTCAACGTAAGAGTTAATTGCTTCTTGTTGCGGAGTGTCGTCTGCTAATCCGCTATCGAAGATTGGCGGTTCACCAACGAGTAAATCTGATGGCTTTGTTACAATTATGTCTGCAATATTGGCGGCAATATATAACGTCTGCAGTTGTTTAGCGTGCGGCGTATCTTTTAAAAGCGCAGTTGCACGCTCATACAATTCAGCTTGTTTACCGTCATATAACTTTTTCAAACGGCGATATTTCGAAATACGTTCGATAGCGTTTGCTGGCGGAAATTGCTCGCCTAGCTTGAATGCGTCATACGTGTAGGTGACTGTACCGACTTCATTCATTTCTCCGTCAGTTTTGCGTCCTATTCGATTCCATATTGCCACTTTTTAGCTCGCCTCCTTTCGCGTTGAGATTTCGTTAAATTCTCCGTTAATATAACGTGTTTTGAACTCTAGTAATTGTTCCTCTGTAGTTCGCCATCCGTATATTGAGTGAAATAGTGCATGTAGTTTGCGGTCAATTGTGTACCCTTTTATGTCGTTGTGCTTTTCTCTAATAAGCTCTCCAATTTCAGAGATTTGCTCGTTCGTATAGTCGCTCACCTTATCACATTTCTTGTATCCAAGTTCTTCTAACACCTCATCACGTAGTATGTTGAAAGGCTTTGCGTGATGTACTTGTAAATCATGAGAATGTTTCTCGGAAATAAAGCAAATGTACCCGCTATCTTTTAAATGCACATCTCTCCACTCATACGTATACGTTCGCAAATGATCGTTCAATGATGTTATACCACCTTGCCATAGATGATGGTTCTCTAAACGTTTGCCCCACTTTTCCTTACGCTCCTCAACAGTAAATGAAGTGTCTCCGGCGTTTTTGCGTATTGGAACTTCATACTTCTTTAAGGTTTTTAAAATGTAATTATTGCTACACCCATAAATTTTCGCTATATCTCTTGTACTTTGTTTTTGCGTTAAATATAAGTCAATTAGCTTATCTTTAGGTATTTCGTATGTGGGCTGTTTTCTTCGTGTGATACCTTGTTCTTGAAGTCTAGTTAATATTGTTTTCTTACTTACACCTAATTCCTTTGCGATAGCCTCTGCTGTTTTACCGCATTTATATTCTCTAGAAATGTATTCAACGTTCAATTCTAGTCTATTATGTGCTTGTCGCATTTTAGTCACCTCTCGTAGTGTTTTCTCGGCATTAAAAAAGACCGAAAGCACACCGAGATATGTGCTTATCAGAATGGCTCATGACTTCCGTTCCTATTCGGTCGATTTACGTTAAACTTACGTTATTATAGCCACGCGGGCTTTTGCATTAACTCTATTTTTCGTACACTTTTAGCAGCATCGTACGCCATAGATAAACAGTCTGGTCCATCGTCGTGCCGTGCGTTAGGGTAGAGTTCAAATTGCTCAATAAGTAATCGGTGGCCTTTATTGAATCGAATGTTTCCGTTCTGAATATCAGGCAAAAGCGCCTCTATACGAAGCGCCTTTCGCATACGTTGTTTAATTTCTTTTACGCGGGTACTGCCTGGATAGCCCCTACGTTGTAACTCCTCTTTAACTTTATGAGCGAACCACTCTTGCGCCTGCTGAGCCTCTACTGCAATTCCAGCGTATTGATATATAAGTGCCTTCTCTACGATTGTTTCGAGTAGTTTATCCGGATGTACCCGTTCGATAAATGTATCAACTACGTAGCAAGTTCCAGTTTCTCTGTTCTTAGCTAATGTCACAACCGCTGAGTAATCTCCTTTTTCCTTCCCCATCGCAAAATCCACGGCTGCGTAATAGTCAACTTTCATTCCATCTAATTCAGATTCGTAGAAGTATGTAAATTCTTCTGGTTTGAAAATCTGTGAATCTGGATCGGTAGGATTTCCTAGATACTCCTGGTTGAACGCTCGACCACCCATTGATTCTCGTTTTTCCATAAAATATTTGTACGAGTACATCTGTGGCCATAACGTTTTAGTTCCGCGCAGCATCTCTTTTTCGTTTTCTACGTAAAATGCGTTTGCTTTTTCATTTGAAGCTACATCATCGCTATTATAAATCTCTCGCCATTGATCCCATAAATCCTCGCGCTCTGTCCATGATAAAATCGCAGGAAACTTACGGCTAATAAAATCTTTTCGTTGCGTGATTACATGGTTAAGTAATGAGTCCGGACCTAATATCGTACCCATGTAGATACAAATTCCTCCGAAACCTAACGCTTCCATCATCTCCGACCTAAACCAATGCAGATTTTTCGTTCGCAGTTCTGGCGTATTTGTATTAGCGTTACTTTCAAGATCGTCTAGCAAAAAAAGTCCAGGACGTTCGCTAAGGTGCCGAAGCCCCCTCATTTGTGTTCCCATCCCTTTAGCTTCAACCTTCGTACCACTAGTTGTAATAAATTCGAGCTTATTATCAACTTCGTTAGCTTGCGATTTTTGAAACAATAGCTCGCCGAAGTCCGCACGTAAGCGTTCGTTAAACTTTAGATTTTGCGAAGTAAACTTTATGAAATCGGCTGCTACGTCTGTAGTTTCCGATACTTCGATGATATACTTTTGTTTGCGATACACAACTTGGTGGCATAAAAAGGCGTTAGACAAATATGCGGTCTTTGCATGGCGTCGTCCTACCGACCATGCTACGTTCGATGCGGACTTTCCTTTTGCTATATCGTCAAGTAATCCACACAATTCCTTGTGAAACTCTGCCGCATCTTCATATCGCTGCCCTTTCGGAATTAAGTTGACTTCGTTTTCTGGGTTATATTCGTCCGCAAAATACTGATAGACAAAATAAAGTAAATCATCCTCACATCGATGAATGCGTTCTAAGCGATTCAGCTCCGTCAACCTTGCGTGATAATCTTCGATAAGGCCGGCGCTAATAATGCCGTCAATATCGGAATACTTGGCGTCTATTGTTTCGATATACTCACGATATACTGCGATTAAAGCTTCGCGTTTACTTCGTTCTAGCCATTCTCCGTCTACCCACGCCATATTAGCGCCTCCTTTCGTTTCTGCTTTGTAATTGCGTTGATTTAGCGTTTGTTTATCCGAGCCTTACAATTTATCGACTTAATACGTAGGACGGCGTATAGGCTGCGATAAGAAGGCGAAATGATGGTAAGGTGATACCGATGTCATTCCGCAAGTCCAAAGTGAAAATTTGATACGCCGATTTATTTACCGTCAGAACAGCCGATTTGCATATATGGGGCTTGGGGGAGTTTTGGGAACGTTAACGTTAAATCAACGCATTGAATATCGAATGAATAAATATTCGTTTCTAACTTCCGATAAGCTTAATTATGTAAACTCGATTAACTCTCAACCGTTGTTATATCAACGTTTCTCTTATGTACGGAAAATAAGCGTATGCACTTTCTTATACATACGCCATAAATCCTCTATTTACGTATACTTACGAATAGTAATCGGATAGCCATATCGCCCATTCATGTATAAAATACTGCATACTAATACGGCTGATATACCGTCCATATACGCTCTATATCCCGAAGTGTTCCGTATGCACGTCCATTTACAGCTTCTGCCCGATAAATATCTAACCCGTGTAAACCTTCGGCAACCTATCGTTTTGAGTTCCTTCTATTAAATGGCGTAATTTCTTACTACTGTCCGCCACGCATTCGTTCAATATCCGCCTTAATTGCATCGATATCACTTCCGGTAGATTGCGTAGCAACTTCGACCTTCTCCGTCAATAAACCTTGCGCTTGCAATAACGTCCTAAACATCGCAGCATTACCGTCATTAATAATATGGTCCGGGATAGACGCCATTACTTCCGGCAATCTTTCGATTGTGTCACGCATAATCTGACGTTTAAGTTCGTCATTGAAATCATCACGTTTACGCCATTCCGCTAATGTAGTACGACTAACTCCTACTTGTTCCGCCACTTGATCGTAAGTAAGTCCACCACGTTTTGGCTGTGATAATATCGCAATAGCTGCGTATTGCTTATCGTTTAATTTCGCCATGTATATCGCTCTCCTTTCCGTGTTATTCTGTTTTAATCCTCCCGTACTCTGTACCGACCCATTCGAATATAAAGTAACGACTATCTCCGTTAAGTTCATCACGTAAATAGGCGAATGCTTCATCGAATGTTTTAAACGGCATCCATGACGTTGTTTCTACTACTTCACCAGTTTCGTGCCTAATCACCGTACTCGGCAGTACAATAAAATCAAATGTTCCGTATTCTTTCCGTTTAGCAATTCGTGTTTGCGGTTTAGCCAATACGAACATGAGCGTATCTCTCCTTCCACGTAAAATAACGACCGGTAATAATTACCGGACGCTGTAATTGTTTGTCGTATTCTTTTAAAAGATATTACGATGAAATATATAAGTAACTGATATACGATTATTTGCGTTAGCAAATGAGCGTAATAGTAAGTATTTATAAGTAAATATAGATAAGTAAATATATATATACGGGATAAAAATTACCGGTTGGTACGGTAATAATTACCGGACGAACGGGTAAAAATTACCGGTCGTCTGTAGCCAACTCGATAAATCTCCGTCTGATCCGTCGCTGACTTTCGCAATCTCATCCTTTCGAATAGTCTTATCCGCAACTATCTTCGTCCAACTCTCGTCAGATTTACGTTTACATTCTGCAGCTTGCGGAAACATCTCGTAAAACTCATCGGCTAATTCGACTGGTTTTTCGAAAGTGTACGTATGATTACCGAATCTACCATTCTCTGTTACCGTTATTAAGCCGACTTCCTGTAGCAATCGTATATGTCCACGTACTGTTTTCTCCGTCATATTAACCGCCTGTGCTATCTGAATATGCGTCGGAAATGCGTAACCATAGTCGTCATTATACTGCGACAATAGAAACGCATATACAATAGTTGTACTCCCGTTAAACTTTGGATAATACTGATAGTGACGTAGAATTGCATTAGGAACTTGCGTAAATCCGTGATTTAATTCGAATGGTTTCATTAGTAGACCTCCGTTTATACTGTTTTATGTTTAAATGGACGATATTACTGGCGAGTAGCTTTATACGCCTCAATCGTCTTACCTACCGTTTCATTCTGCGTAAATAGCCAAAACTTGCGCTGTGTGCTTTCGTTAATACCAACGCAAATAAATCGTTCGCCTGCGTCAAGTAAACGTTGCTTTAATCGTGGCGAGTAGCAAAAGAAAAAGTCCGTAGTTTTCATCGTAATACCTCCGTTTAAATGGTATGAATACCGTAAGAATAAAGAAAAGGCGGAAAATCCGCCTAATAATCGATTATTTATAGTTCGATGATTTCCGACTCGTAGTCCGGATATAATGATTCCGCCTCTACAGCATCCTCAAACGTAGTAAAGCGTTCAAAATCCGTTCCTTGTGCGTTCATTAACGTAAATTCACCGTTTAATTTAATTCCGTAATTCATATTATACCGTCTCCTTTTGTTTTAATATTAACCGTAGGCGCGACGGCTGCCTGTTCCGTCCTCTACGGCTCTAAATATTTGCGCCATCACAGCGCCCAACACCGACTTACTTTAATGACGCGCGGATTCAACGTCAGCATTTTATACGACTAAATCGTAACGGACTCAGCGGTCCAAATCCCGTTTTATTTAACGTGTTCGGGAGTCGCACGGCATTATAGCGTTTAAAGTCCGTTATGCTTGGACGAAGGGCTTCTCGTTTAATAAGATACAAACGGAGGCGTTTCTTTAGTCAAATCCGACATTTTATACGTAATAACTGGCTGAATCTGCGTAAATTCACGATACTTTCTACGTCTTTCCTTATTACGACTCGCCATTTTTTCATCTCGCAATAGGTTCTCATAGTCTGAACGCTTCCTGCGAATAGGTGTCGCATAATTACGGCCGTCCATTCCGATCGTAGACGCTGCCTGATACGGAGCTTCTCCCTTTTGTACGCCAGTATTACGCTCATGTGCACCTTCTGTACGGCGAGCCATTTGCATATCACTAAGAAATGGATATTCGGCATCGCGCGTTTTGTATTGCGACTTATCGGTCAATTCCTCATGCAGCGCTAGATTCGCTAGTTGTTCGAGCAATCTTGCGTCGTACGGGCGATAAGGAAAGTCGCGACCTTCTTCTTGCGATATTAGGCGCTCCCTCTCATACTGTTCTGCGTGTGCCAGAGCGTATTTATCACTCGCTAATTGAATACGTCTCAGTCGTTCTTCTCGAGGTAACTTGCCTGCTCGCGTCTCCTTGCGGATTGCTTCGATATCATTGCGTAGCTCAGTTACATAATTCATGCTACCGCCTCCATTTCGTGGTTAAAGTCAACTACGTTCAACTCTCCGTCCTTCCACGCCCACATTTCGTAAACCTCGTCTAATTCCGATGTAGCTTCGGTAATTAATTGCGATACTCGAGCGTATTCTAAGCCCATTTCCGTCGCAGCCTGTTTCTGCGTCAATCCTACGTCATATACCAGCCGAATAGCCTCCGACTGTCTTTTCGTCAATTTCGCTAAGGCTAACGCTCGCTCAAAGTCGATTAACGTATCACTGGCGTCTAAATCTCCGACATAACGGCGCTCTCTTAGTGCATGTAAGTTCGATAATATTGCTTTTGCGGTTGATTTGCGTGCTTGCGTGCTTTTCATTATTCCATGTCCTCCTGCGTCTGTTTGGCGTCACTTATACGTTTTTTAGCGATTTCTATATATTCTTCCGATATATCTACGCCTAAATATTTCCTATCTGCTAATAGCGCCATTTTAAGAGTTGTTCCTGAGCCGGTAAATGGGTCAAAAATAATATCACCTACATCTGACCAAGACGTAATGTGGTCAAAGGCTAATTGTTCTGGGAACATTGCCGGATGTTCAAACGCGTATTTATCAGTTGTAGTTTTATTGAAACCTACGCCGTATGTCCATATATTCCCCTTACGTTTTGTTTCTTGTACTTTTTCATGTGTTTTTGTTATTTGTACTAACTCACCCGTTTCTTTGCGCATTTTCTTTCCGTTACCCAACATTTCGCCCGCAGTAGAGCAAGGTACACGAATTTCGTTAAATGTTTTAGGTTTTCCTTTAGACAAAATAAACATATACTCAAAATCTGGTGCATATCGAGGTATAGCAGGATTAGGCTTCAGACCTCCGCGTTTTTCGTATATCATTGTGTCATGAACATTGAATCCTATCTCCTTAAAATATAACGCTTGTCTAAAAGACGTTAATGTTTCCGTTCCTTTAACCGTTTTATCTCCAACCACCCAAACGACAACTCCGCCTGGTTTTGTAATACGATATAACTCCTGCGCCACGGCCTCGAAATCAAAAGAATATCCGTTATAAGTTCTTAAATCATCGTAGGGTGGGCTAGTAACTGTTAAGTCGATACAATTATCTGGTAGTTTCTGCATAAACTTTACGTTATCTCCTACATATACATCGTTTAATAAATTATTAATCATTTTTATCTCCTCTTTTCTTTTGCGTTAATTTCACGTTAAATTAATTGACTTCCGACAGACTTGCGTTATATAATCATGGTAACTATTACTAATGATACGGAGGGATACTCCCATGCGAATATACGATGTTAAAGATATAATGACGCAAATTGATGCGTTAGTTATGCGTCAAGAAAAGTTTATTGTCCGTTTATATATGAAGAAATACCGTAAAGACGACGATTTGCGTTTCTACAACGGTGCTTATATTGTTGATAACGGCAGCACACAAGACTACTTGGTCGCTGAGAACGCACAAGCAGGCGTTTCGCACGCACTTGCAGGAGATCTGTACATCCAACTACTAACAGTATACGAAGAAAGCCAATTCGTTACTATCGAAGATGAAATCGTGAAAGAAGATATCAACTCGCCTATCGAGATTACGAAAGACATTCCTAAAACGAAAGTAACGAAGTATTTCACGTATGACGAAGTTTTACCGATGATTGACGCTACTGCACAAGCATATTGCGATAATGACGGAAAGCAATACGTAGTAGGCATCGAAGCCATTACCGGACATTATCCGATGCATACATTCTCTGATCCTGGCGAAGCTGACGCATATGTTGCGGAACTAGATAAAGCGTTAATAGACAAGTTCGGCGTGCCAGAAGTTAACGAAGAAGTAACGAATATGCTTGCTGGCTTCGACTTTGTAGCGTCTAAAGGCGTTCCTACTATCGTTGTCGGTCGCAGAAATCGCTTATACTTGCAAGGTGGCGTTGAAAAAGCTGTCGGAATACGACCTAAATCCCGCATACTTATCGGCTACAACAAAGCAGAGGAAGCGTTCGCTATCGCACTTCCAGAAGCGTTAAGAGGACGTCGAGATGCGCAAGCTGCTGGCTATTTCGTAAGTGCTAAGAAAGATATTACGTGTGCCAAACTGTTCCAAGCGCAAAGATTTAACGAGCAATTCGTTTATGACGACACTGATAAAGACGACCGTACGTACTATATGGACAAAACTTCTAGCGACAACGCTGTAGCGATATTCAGACGGTATTAGCCGTCAATAGAGCGTCTATAAATACTTTACGAGGCGCTCTCCTATCGCTGTAATTACGTTTGTTGTCATTCCGCCGATGCCTGCGAATGCTGATGCGTATGTGAATCGTTTCATTTAATCGTCTTCCTTTACGTTAATTTAGCGTTCATATAAACGAGAAAACTCGCCCATCAGTCGCAAAAGCGAAAGATAGGCTTTGGTATCATCTTTAATTTTCAATGCACATGTTTCCAACTTATACCCTTCTTGATTTTATAGATTGTCCCAGGAGTAACATTAAACTCTGAGGATATCTCTGAAAGACGTTTATCACCACTTGCTAAAATTTGCTTGATCATTATTACGTCTTTTTCGGTCAATTTTGCGTTTGGGTGAGTGTCACCTCGTAAAATATGGTTATCAATTGTCCATTGATGTTTCGTATTATCAGATAAAGAACAACCTTCTAGGTTTCCAGCTCTGTTGTCTAATTTATTTCTGTTAATGTGATTAATACTTTCATATTTATATAGCTCGTCAATTCCGTGATAATAGGCGAATAGTAAACGATGTGCGTAAACTCTATAAAGGTTGTACGCATAGACTTTATAGCCGTTTCTATGGATGGTTCCTAATTTCTTACCTTTAGGATCATACAATTCACTGCCTTGAACGGTGTAAAAGCCATCTTCAATTTTAGTAAGAAAGTATCGGATAGATTTATCTGCCGATTCCACGTTTAACCTCCTCAACATATGACAGTAGCGCATAGCCCGCCAAATCGAGCAATGTATCGCTAATTGACTCGGCTACCTCCGCTTGTTGTCCGCCCTGCAACGTCTCTAATCGTCGCATCTTATCGTCCATGCGGATTAAAGCGCTCATAAGTCCGTATTTACCGTACTGTTGCGAGAAACTGTCGCCATAATCGTGATTCTTACGCACTAATAAGTCAGCTAACTCCGAGCACGCTAAACGAATTAGATTCTCTTGTGTATCTGACCATTTCGAAGGCTCTAAGTGCGTTGAATTTACGTCATCCTCCTCGCCAGCTTTGCGGTGGATTCTGTATTCAGAATCAAAGATAAGCTTCTGACCAAGTTCTTTTGTATAAACTCCGCGGTCGTTATCTCCGCCTCTACCTGTAACTTCTAGTATGTGGCCTGTATTATAGGTTCTTTCATACGCGTTACCTACGCCTACAGGATTAGTAATTCGAATTAAATCGCCCTTTTGCGCTTTTGCCATATATCATCGTCCCTTTCCGTTTTTAAGTATCGTTACTGTCACCGTATGTTTTCCTAATCGATAAGCCTCGTTCTCTGACGTAACAAGTACATCAATTCTTCGTCCTTTAATCAATCCGCCAGTGTCACCCGCGATTGCTTTAAACGTCGTACCGTCCGCATACTCTACGCGAACTATCGAACCTAGCGGAATTACTCGCGGATCAACTGCGATGACTCGGAGCCCGTTTGCGTAGATAGTACGTGTCACATCGATGCCAGTCGCAGTAATGCCAGAGCAACCTTCGCAGCCAGACGTATAGTGAGTCGCTAACATCGTTAATTGCGTTAGATTAGCGTTGTTACTTCGACTGATTTGTTTCTGTCGCTCGGATTGCCTTTTAGCTTCCGCCCTTTGGCGCTGTTCCTCCGCAATCTTCGCATCATAGAGCCTATGCGCTTCTTCTAACGCTTGCTGGCGCTCTTGCTCGATTTGTTGACGTTCCTTTTCGCTAACTTGTGTGTATATTGCGTTGAATCCGTTATATTCTATTTGCTCTAGCGTCCGTCCGGTGGGACTTTCGGAAAGCTGTTCGTGACTTTCCGGCTTATATACGTTGATAAATAGTGTTGCTGCGATAAGTAGCGCCATAATTGACGCTGAGATACGTTTCATTCAGTCACCAATTTATCAACGCTAATCGGGAATAACGGCTTAATTAGATCTAATACCGCCTTTGCGTACATTTGTATCTCGACTTGGCTATCGTGTGCTAGGCGCTGATTTAAGAAGTGGCAGACGCTTTGTAGCGACGCTGTCCAGTAATATTTAACGTACATTCCGTATGCCGGTAGGAATAGGCGAGCTTGCTCTGCACAGATTCCATATTCCATCGCACATTCGTATAATCTGACACCCTTGTCGATGTATTCAATTAGCTTGTGTGTCGTTTCTTCCGCTAGTAAATAATCTTTGGCGTAAACGGAGCCACCACTACCTTGCTTCGATTTTTCTGGAGCTAAACGCCATTCATTCGGCTGTGGCACGTAGAAACTCGGCTCCTCTGTTACATATCGACGGCTCGACTCATTCCAGGCGTCCATATTATCGCCAGTAGCTTCGAGCATTGACGAACCGACAACGTATTTCCAATGTTGGCGAGCTACCATTAGTGGCGCATTAAATTCGAATTGAGCGATTACATGGCGGAAAGGCGAAGTATGCCCCTCTCGCGCTAAAAAGTCGATTAATCGCTTATCACCTTCGGTTAATGTGGCGGACTTCTTTGCGTAACTTACGCGAGCCGCATTTGCTACTGTTAAATCTGTTCCGAGAACATCGTGGATCATTACGTAACCTTTATCGTCTAATACATTTACTTTGCGTTCAATTTGCGTCATTTAAGCGCCTCCTATTTTGTATTTCATCTGTTCCGGTAAGAAATCATAAATCGCGTCTCTTAAAGCTGTCATTCCACTTTTGCTTATTCTTATCTGCGGGTACACTTTTTCTCTAACTTTTTTCTTTAATACTGAATTTTTAATATTAAATTCAGTTTCTAAGTAACTAGATAAAATAGCATTATCCTCAAAGGAGTACCTACATACAGATAATATTCCATATTGATGACTGCCGTTTTCACCAAAGCAGCCATCGTCTCCCCACAAAACCGCTAATCCTAAAGGTTTTAAATCTGGAATAATACTTCGTATTGATCGTTCTCCGTCATCTAAATAAGAGCGTGAATGTAAATCATCTATGAATATATGAGGTAACGTTCTAAACTCTACAATATCTTGTCTATTGCCGATTCCATCCCTAATAGTTACTCCTTTTGGTGAGGCTATATCTCGTAATAAGTCGGCTTTGTACTCTAGCCAACCTCGTTGATTATGTGCGTGGGCGAGTTGCATAATAGCTCCAGTAGTCTGTTTCCTGATACTACCGTCGCCAATAGTACTACCTATTAAGATTTGTTTCGCATCTTCCGATAATGTAGCGCTAAACTTCTTAATGTCATGCATATGAGATACAGAATTACTTCTTATGCTAACGCCTTGCTTACGTAAGTGGTACGACACCGTCTGTTTACTCACTCCATAATCATCAGAAATCTTCTGTAATGTATCACCTCCTAAATAAAGCGCTGCCCAATCTAGATAAGTTTCTGGAGAAAAACGTTTATTCACTGTCATTCAGTTTCCTCCGTCCATGTTCGTAGTTTAATATCGCATATTCCGATTACGATTAAGCCGACTAAATAAAGTAGCGTTTCAATCATACGCCTGAACTGCCCCAACCGTTTATTCCGCGATCAGTATCCTCCAACTTTCCCGTAATCTCAACGGCAACTGTCGCAGGAATCGGCTGTACTACTAACTGTGCGATTTTATCGCCTTTGCGGATTAAGTACGTTCCGTTATATACTGGCTTTTCAACATAAACTACTCCGTCCAACACGTTTATTTCGTGACACTCTTCGATAATTGCGTAATAGCCATCTATAGACGAATGTGTTACATCGAAGTCCGGAAGTGTTGCGTTATCAACGATAATTCCGATATTCCCACGATACTGTTCATCGACAGTCCCTAACTGTACGCGCAATTTCGTCTTGCTCGTAATCCCTGATCTCGGCCGTACTTGCCCTTCGTAGCCTTGCGGAAGCTGTACCGCAATATCAGTCGGAACAACTACTGTCTCGCCAGGCGCAATGATAACGTCCTGTGCTGCAAATAAATCAAATCCGGAATCTCTTGCGTGCGCCTTTGTCGGCAATATTGCGTTATCTGATAAACGTTTAAATCCGATTTCTAACGGCATGTTCTGCGCCTCTTTCTCGATTTGTTGTGCTTGTTGTCCGTTCATTCCTCGCCCTCCTCGTAATCTTCCTCAGTTTCCGTCACAAATCCGATAGCGTGCGTACTCACAGGCTGCGTCAATAACGGATTAACGCTTACTTGAATATCGAGTTCGCTTGCGACGCCTAGTGTATCAATGAACGCTTGAATGTCCGTAGCTGCTTGCGGTAATTCACTACTGTCGTTTATGTTTAAGCCGATTACATATCGTTTCATTTAAATAAGTCCCCCTTTACTTCGGGAGTGTATACGCGAGGTTTTCCATAGACATCTTTTACAGACTGTCCTAGCTTTTTTAATCGTTTATATTCGAAGTAGAATCGAACTAACGCATTGGATAAGCGTAAATAACCTAGTAAAGTAGTAATTGCTTTATTTCCTACGAAACCGGCGAGTATAATGACCCCACCTAACCCGATTATTTGTACCATAACTGTAGCAATAAATTCGATAGCTTCGTACATAATCTCGCCTCCTTAATATTTAACGTTCCCGCGCGCCTCTAGCTCGGCAAACTCTGCGGGCATTTCGTAACTGCGTAAAATCTCCTCGACAATTTCTACGACTGGATCACGTTGAGTTTGCGTTAAGTTGATATGGTCGAAATGTTCGTAAGCCTCACGCTCATATAATCCGCTAAGTAGTTTATACAATCCGTTTGTCTGCGGACAACGCAGCGCCTCATTATCTGTCTGCGCAAAGTTTCCGATGAATACTATTTTCGTATTTTCTGCCGGACGTGTGCCGACTGCTGCCGTCGAGAATAAATCGAGGTTTTGGGCTTCGTCTATCATAACGAATGTATGATTAAGAGAACGTCCGCGAATCGTCTGAATGGTATCGAAGAAAATACGCTGGCGGTCGCCGCCTTCCGAACCATGCATTCGCATGATTTCCGATGGGCTCTGCGATAGTACGTCTAAGTTATCGATGAATGGCGCAATAAACGGAAAGTTCTTCTCGTCAAGCGTGCCGGGCAAGAAGCCGAGGTCTTTTCCGACTTGCTCTTGCAGACGCGTATAAATTAGCTTGCGGTGTTTGCGGGACTCTATTACGTTATCCAATCCGACTGCTTCAACCACTAACGTTTTACCGCAACCAGCCGGTCCAGTTACGAATAAGAACGGCTTATCGTTTGCTGCCGCCTGTAGTAAACGCTTTTGTTCTAAATTGCGAGCGCTTAATCCGAAATATGCCATATCCTACGCCTCCTAGTTCATTATGATTTCGTAACACTTGCGAACCAATCGAATCTGGAACTTAACGTCGTCAAATGCGTCATGTTTGCGTTCGTTTTCTAGCGAAACACTTTCGCGAAGCTCTTTCTCCGTCTGACCAGATTTCAACGAGGCCAATTCGAGAATAGTTCGCACATCTCGGTCATTGCGATAGAATATCGGATATGGTACGCCTTGCTTTGTGCAAAGGTCGCTGATTTTCACATTGTCGAATAGAATGCCGTTGCCCCATAAGTAGACGTCTTTACTTGACGCTTGTTTAGCTAGCCATGTTAGTAAGTCAGACAAAAGCGCTCGCTCTGACAACGTGCCTTCGCTTAGCAACTTCTTTAGTAATTCTGCGTCCGTATCAAGCCACCATTTAAGCGTTGATCCATCGACTGAAAGTGATTCATACTTCGCAATGTCTCCCGTCAAATTAATCGTGTCTTTAATTTCTCCGGTTGTAATATCGAAACTAGCCGCAGCAATCTGAAAGATAGTAGCGCCTGTTTTAGTTCCTAACGTTTCAATGTCGACCATAATGTCCGTTCTCATTCCGAATCCTCTCCGTCTCCTAAGTAATAGTTAAACTCGAAGCCTTTCCGTTCTTCCAAATAACGCTGTAGATTACGGTGCAATATCTTATATCCTGTCGGAATCACGACGTAATGATCGTTCTTTAAGTCAATAATGTCTCCGTAGTAATCTCTCGACGCTGATTGCGTTAGCTCTGCATTTTGGATAATGCGCCAGGTTTCCCGGTCATAGCCCGTTCGTATTGCGTGAGTTATATCGGGATGGTCCATCTAATCGCCTCCTAAACGTATTGTAATAGTAGTAAGATTCCGCACGTAATTGATACTGCGCCTACTGCCGATAAGATTATGCGTAATGGAACGTCGTCTTTCTGCTTCATATATACGTGGACCAATATAGATACGCCTTGCACAAACGCTATTATCGCTATAATAATAGTTACTACTGCGAACGACATTCCGCATCAACCTCCGTTTATAGTAAAATGGCGCCAAGCCCGTAGAGGCTCGGCAATGTATCGCTTATTAAGTTATCGAATCGGGCAAACTCCGCCTTCACAGCCATCTGCTCCGTCAAGGTCGCTTCCTGCGCTTGTATCGTAGATTGATAATGTCGAAGGCTCTAACGGTTTCATTTTCGCTACTAACGCCTCGTACGTTGCTTTGTCGCACGCTTCATACGGTGCTAAACGATATGAGCCGCCATCATCTGCTAGGAACGATACTCCTACGAAATCATCCCAATTGTCGTAAACAATGTCAGACGCTTGTTGCCATTCATCGGGCTTTACGCTGATCGTATTAGACGAATTATGCTCCGTATAATGCTTTTGATAAGCGAAGTAGTTCGCAAGTTGTTCCGCCACATCTACATCAGATTTCGTGCGTTTCGAGCCACTAGCGACAGGGAAGTCGATAACTAACGTATTAGCTGCCGCAATTGCTTCTGGCCTTGCCAAGTCGCTTTCTTCGTTATAGCCTAACGTTCCAACTTCCGCATGTACTTGCCAGCCTAGCGACATCACTGCTTTTGCTAACGGATCGTTTGCGTTGATACGGATTCGGCGAATATAGTACGGTGAATGCGAATAATGAAGTCCGCTAGATACTCCGCCGGCTACTTGTGAAATCGTACCCTCTGGCTTTACAGTTGTAGTTAGTAACGGTGAGGATACGCGCATCTTCTTAGCGTAATCGTCAGCTTCACCACGGCCAGCTATTAGTAAATCTGCTAAAAGTTCTTCTTCGTCAATACTCTCGTAGCCTAGTAAGTCCATTGCGTCTTTAACGCCAGTCAGCGATAATCCTAGTAGTCTATCTCGCTGCTGAATTGCGTTCCAATGCGGAATTTCTAAATCAACGAGTGTCATACGTAAGCCAGCGCGTGCAGATAACTCTTGCGCTTGGTAAAGTGCTTGGTAATCAAGACTACCGTCCTTAACGAATTGCACAAGATTGATCGTTGTTAAGTTACATACTCCGTAGCTGTCGAGAAGTATTTCCGCACATGGATTCAGACCTTCTGCGTTAGGTCTGCGTCGATTAGCTTCTTCTAAGTTAATGAATCCTGGCTCGCCTTCTGCTTGCATGATATCGAATACTAAATCGAGAAAGTCCTTCGAAGGCTGTTTCATAAATGCAATCGAATTATTCGACATACGACGATGAAATAACGGTCGTGCTGTCGCATTGAACATCGGCAATCCTTCTAAATAATCGGCTTGATTATCGAGACCTACTTTTCGTAAACTGTCGATTACTTTACGGTGCTGCTCCTCGTTCCAGATACCGTTGATTCCGTACTTAGCAAGCATAGACTCGTAGTCGTCTGCATCGAACAAGAATATTTCGGCGGTTCTGCGCACTCCTCCTACAACAACGTTATTACCGATTAGATTACCGATATCTAAGATGTGTACTGGACGTACTTTTACGTGATTCTCTCCGACTTTCTCTAACGGTTCTAACGAAGGATCGATTTCATTTCGGATAACCTTTTCGATTCCCACGAACATGTCGCGTAGTGGTTCGTGCCCCGACGCTGTTCCTCCGAATGTATTCAATCGAGCGCCTTTCGGACGTACGTAATCGTAGTAGATTGCGATTGATTTAACGTTGTTGTATGCAGCGTCCGTATGAATATCGAAGAATTGGCGTAACGCTTCGACCCAACCTTCTTTACTGTCACCTACATGAATAACAGCTTTTGTTCCGCTGTCAATTAAGTGAACTGTTGTGTTAGGTTCCTTCGTTAGTGGATATCGCTGCGTATACGGTTTATGTTCAATTTCAACATCAGTACGAATTGGTGCTAAATTTGACGCAAACTCTTTCGTGCATTTAAAGCCGACACCTGTTCCGACAAGTAATAAGTAGAACATGTCGCCCAAATCATCCCAGGAACGGATATTTAAGAACGAGCAATTGAAGTTCGATAACGGATACTTCTCAGCTACTCCGCCTTCTGCACCACCAACCCATAACGTTCGACCTGATAAGAATTGACGTAGATTGAACAGACTATCGAATAGCTGTTCGGCTTCCTGTCGCCATTCATCGTAATCTACTTCATAGCCGATCTTCTGCAAGTGCTTAACGCCTAGCCCTACGTTATACTCCGTCGCACGCGCTACAGTCTCCTTCCACGTTTCACGACGTTCTTTGGAAGGTAAATATCGAGAATAAGTGCGGTAGAATACAAACTGCCCGAGCGCGTTCATGTGCGCTGGAAAGTCCGGATATTGCGTTAAAAATTCGTCAGTCAGTAATTTAGTCAATTAATCGTCTCCCTTACGTTTATTTTGCGTAGATAACGCTCCTGCGAAAATACTGGCAATCAGCGCCAACAATCCGAATACTTTTGGTAAATCTCCCGACTCAACCTTCGTCAGACCCAGCGCATTAAACGCATGCACCACGTAATCGCCCGTAAACAATTCGAGCACATAACCGAAGCCCATTCCGACTAATAGCGCTAATAACGGTATAGCTACGAATGATCCTACGATGAATAACAACAATCCGATAATTGCGAGGCTAGTTGCGATAAAGCCCGCTGGCTTGCGTTGCTTTGGCGTCATTCTGTCACCGCCTTAACTCGATAAATGTTCGATGCTTTTGCTGCGTCATAGTCTACGAGTTTATCGAAAATGAAAGATTCAAATTCCGGATCAACGTCGCCAAACGTTTTGATTTCTACGGAAATACCTGCTCCCTCTACATCTGGATCAACTACGTATTTATGTGTTACGCCTACCGCAACCATTTCGTTGTAAACGGTTTGTGGGTCGTAGTTTTGTTCGAATGTCAACGCGCCGAAATCCCCGTCATCTTGTACGAATAAGTAAGTTGTCACTACGCTTTCACCGCCTTATTCGACGGATGATTACGTAATCGTCGCGGAATCAACTTTTCGTTCTTGAATCCTTCGATGTATTCAGCGAATGAAATCGGCTCCTTACCGTTGTATTGCGGAGTGAATCCGCCTTGCTTACGTCGTTCTTTGCGTGATAATTTCGTCATTGTAATTCCTCCAATTCGCGTTGTAGTCGAGCAATTTCCGTTTGAATCTCTGCCTTACGAGTCTGTTTCTTAGCGAATACATCTCGCTCTGCTTTAATTAGCGCCATGTTTACCGTCTCGTCGCATTCAATCGTAATAAGCAAGTTGCCATTATCCAAGTTACTTACTTGCCGGATATTAACGTAACCTTCGAAATATGGAGCGCTAGACTCCAAAACTTTTTCGATATACCCATATTCGTAACTACAGATTGCGACGCCATCTCCGTCATCATCAATTACATCGAAGCTGTCCTGACCGTCTTTTCGGATAATATCGTAAATCCCACCAGTAGTTAGCTCTGCGACAGCAATTTTACTCGCATCCAAAATTCTCACTTTATCGCCAACTTTATAATTTACAGTCACTCAATCGCTCCCTTTCGTTTTAAATATGCTATACCGACTGCGCAACTATCACTCGAATCCCCGCCTTTATTATTCGGAAACTCGAAGTCATCCGGTAAATCTAACGTTAGACGAACGCCATCCTCGACACTGAATTCGAGGTCGACGCTTTTACCTTTTCGCTTACGTTCTTCTGCTTCTTTTCGAGTTTTCGGCGCAGTACCTTTGCCAGTAAGCGCCTTTTTGACTTCACCTGGCGTTATTTCGTCGTCCTCGCTAATCACATAGCCAAACGCCTTGAGCGCCATATCAACGGCAGCCCATCCGCCGAATACTAGCTGCGTGCCTCGCTTGCTTCCGCCTTTGATGAAATGCTCGCGGACAACAACGTCAAATGGTCCGTGTTGATAGCAGATCAGAGCCGTTGAGGCTCTTACTACTTCGAAGCGCTCGGCGTCTGTTAACGAAGTGTCCGTCGGAAATGCGTCGGTGTATACGAGGCTTACAGGCTTATTACCGCCATATTCGATTACTGCGAAGCCTGGCGATGCTGACGTGTCGATTGCTAGTAAGCGCTTTGGCTTCGTTTTAGTCGTTCTTGCAGCGCTAGCTTTCATTAATATTGCGCCTCTGTGTCGTCGGTGATTTTGAATACTGACGAGTGAGTTCCGTTACCAAACGCTGGCATTCCGTTTAGTACGTGTGTTACAAACGTTGGGCAAGTCTCGTTTTTCTCGTCACTTCCGATATAATACGTATCTACGTGCATCCCCGTAACAACCTCGCTAGGCTGCACCGCCTTTTCGAATCGCTCAACGTCTAGCCCAAGCGCACGACCTAGCGCAATTGCCTTGCCGATATGTTCGTTGAATACGTCAGAAGGATTGCATTTTGCGATGCCTTTTGCGAGCACATCCGGAAGTTCTGTCATATTACCGTATCGAGCTAGCGCTACAACTGTGCGTTTTTCTGTATTTACGATAAATTCAATACGAAGACGTCCGTGCTCCTTATAAGTTCGAATTTTAGTCGTCTGCCAGCCCATCTGTTCGTCTACTTCCGCTAATGTCGCCTCAACAAACGCCTTTGCCTCGTCAATGATCGCTTTGCGTTTTTCATTTGCGCTAGCTTGCTCGTTTGCAGTTAGCTTCTTATCTTTAGCGACCATCTTCGCAATACCGTCTACAATCTTAGCGATGTCTGCAGACTTTTGTGTAGCCTTTAACGCATCAATTTCGGCTTGCATCGCTTCGACTTTTTGCTCTAGCATTGTCAGTCGTTGATTCTTCGTTGGTTTTGGTGAGACTAGTTCGATGTCCTTTGCGTAATGACCTTGCTGAACCCCGTTTACATCAACATCGATAAATACTACACCCCAAATTGGCGTAATACTTACTACAACGCCTTCATCTCCGTTACTGTGCTTTGATGCATTCGCGTTAATAACTCGCACTTTATCGCCAACCTTGAATTGCGTCATCTTAGCGTCACTCTCCTCGACTTTTTCGATGTATTTTAGTTCATCTTGGAAAAATGCTAGGAAATCCGTTTCATGTTCGATTACAGGCCTACCATCGTCGTAGATGCGTGTTACAGGATAAACCTCGCCGGATTTAAAGCCGTTCTTTACTGCATTTTTAATTTTCTTCGCATCCAAAATTCGAACCTTATCGCCCACTTTATACGTTGTTTTCGTCGTCATATTCACGTCAACCTCCGATTTTTTTAGTTTTAATTTCGTTCCTATATATTGCACACTAAAGCGCGCTGTTTTGGGACAATCTACGCTAAATAATTCATCAAATCAGTATGTTCTCGCTTACCTGTCATGCTCGACGTAGCCATTGCGCTCTCAACTTCTCGTAATTGCGTCAACTCTGCGTCAGTCAGTATCGACTTACAATGCGCTTTGAACGGACAGAAACCGCATTTGCTCGTAAACTCAGCCGTCATCGGCGGAATCTCACCGTTATAAACAAGTTCTGCCTGGCGTGCTAAATCGTCTAGCAATGCCGTTTTCATTTCGTCGGTAATATAGAAGTACATCATGCGCATATCGGAAATCGGCTCGCCATTGCGCCATGTCTTTCGCGTTTTTGGAACATTCTTACGTTCTTCATCCGAGAACCAAGACGGCTTATGCATCGATTCATAGACGATAAATCCTTCGTTAATGCCGTAGACAATCGCTTCTGCCGTTACCTGGCGTAAGTGATCCGCCTGAGCTCCGCTGAAATCGAGCTTGCCGTTCATCTCGACAACTCCGGAAGCCTTCGTTTTATACTCGAAGATAAATCGTCTATCAGCGTCATCACGATAGTTTAAGATTCCGTCGGGCTTAACGGTAATAGCGAACTTGACTCCGTTATGCTCGATTACCTGGCGGACTTGCATCGCATCTTCGAACGCCCATTCTCCGTTTGGGAGCGTTGCGAATGTGAATAGCGCTTCTTTGCCGAGTCGTTTCGGAACATGACAAATGTCGAGCTGTACGTAATCAATAACGGCAGTACCTACGCGACGTTGACGGCTGCGATGCGCTAAGTCTGGCGTTTTCTCCGTCTTTACTTTAGCGTTTTTAAAAACGATTTCACGATCACATTTCGCTGTGCCAGACGCGCCGAACGTTACTAGTCCGTCATTTGGATACGGCTTAAATCCTAGATGTGCGAGCTTCTGTTCGAGGAATTTACGCTCGATTCGGTTATCATAGAACGATGATTGCGGACTTGCGTAGTAAACGTCCATTTGCGCTTGGAATAACTGCGCTAGTTCTGCGCCTTCTTCGTGTATTTGCGTTAATTGCTGCTCGTTTGAGTCGCCGTATAGGGCGGTAAGTGCATCGTTATTTTGCGTCAAATTATCGTTCCTCCTTAATAAGTACGTACAGGCAGTAGTAGCGCCGTTACATCTTTACTTTTAAACGTCAACGGTCGCATGTTTCCGTGTAATCGTAATGTCACAGTCGTTTCGCCTGCATCTTTGAACAGTGCTAGAGCGTCCATTAAGAATTGCGCTTGTACGTGAATATCTGGCAATCCATCGCCATCGTACTGAGTGAGCGTATACTGTCCACTAAACTCACTATCTTCACTGCCAGCTTTAATTACGTAAGAATCTTTTCCTACTGCGATTTGTAGCGTTAAATGCTTTCCATTATGATTGATCGCCTTTTCTGCGGACTGTAACGCTTTAACGGCTGCTAATGATTTTGCTACGTCAATTTCTAGCGTTACAATTGCGCTACCATCTTCCGGAATCAGTCGGTTTACGTCTGGATAATTGCCTTCGAGATGTTCGCCTGTTTTGATAAGCGACGTGAACGGTTCTCCTTGCGTATATCCATTCGATAGGTAATACAGACGATACGAATCTGTAACGACTACATCACCGTTTGCTGCGTGGTGTACGCCTGTTAAGATCGGTCGAGATTTCGAAGCTGACTTCGTTACCTTTTCCGCGTGCTTTATAAACGTTGCATATGATGTCATACTATCGTCTCCTTACTTCTTAAATTTCGCAAACTCAATCGCAGCTAACACGTCGTCAAAGTTGACATTGCCGTGAACTCGCGTTATTTCGATGCCATTTCGCTTGAATACAAGGACCGGCACGCTAGTAATCGCATATTCGTCAATTAGTGACGGATTCTCGCTAATATTCAGCGTTGTTAGCGTTGCGCCTTCCGATTCGAGACGTTGTGCGTTCGCTTCTAGCGTCTTGCCTAGCCATACACACGGAGGGCATCCGTCCTTTTCGAGTTTGATGATTTCAATTTGCGTCATTATTGCGTCTTGCATGCCCCTTCCTCCTTTTGTTTAGCGAACCAATCCTCCGGCGAATATTCGTCCATCCATTTCGGCTCAACCACTGTATCGCAAGCTAACGGTAAAACTAGATGATACGTATTAGTCATGATGTCATCGAATAAGTCCGTAGCTTCTTTCGTTAATTGTTCGTTAGGTACTGCGCTTTTCAGTTCGTCATGCAATGTTAGAGCGAACTCCCAACCTTTACCGAGCACGCATTGGTAGTAAACGCGAATCATGCACATTTGCAGAATGTTTGCGCCAGAACCTTGTATCGTATGGTTGAACGCAGCACGCTCGCATCCGCCAGTAAATCGCATTAGCTCCCAAAACTCCGAACGGTCTTTCCACGGTAGCTTATTCGTTTTCTTACCGAGTTCTGGATCGTTCTTATTGACGATTCCGCAACGTTTCATCAACTGACATAATCGTTTGTATTTCTCGACATAGCCAGGGAATCGACGTTTCTGGCCGAATATAGTCGCTGTCCATCCATATTTACGCAAGTGTTCGAATGTCGCCTCGACCATTCCACCAAAGCCTGGCAGAACTTCGTCAAACTTATCGTAGGCATAATACGCTTGTTCCTGCGTTACTCCGTATTGGATAACGCCTTTGTAGAACATGTCTTTCGCTTGGCCGTAGCCTCGCGCTAAGAACGCTTGCTTCATCGCTTTTCGATACGCTGGAATTTCGTTAGCTGTACCTTTAACGGATTTGTAATAAGCTTCCGTACAGACTTCGCGTGATACTTCAAATAGTATCGATGCGAACTCAACATAAGGATCGAGTCCTTTTCGGTACATTTCAGCGAATATACTGTCGGCAAACTCGACCTCCATTCGATGTGCTTGTATGCGCGGCTCAATCGATGATAAATCCGATCCAATGAACGTATGACCTTTTGGAGGCATGAACGCCATTCTGACGCGAGTACCTTCGTCTGTACGAGCCGGTATGTTCTGCAGATTCGTTCCTTTGCGTGTTTTCTTCTCAGCATCAACTAAGATTCGCATTATAGCGAGATAGTTATCGTCATTAATATCACCGAAGAAATTGGCGTTATCTTTTCCTGTATAACCTTTCGAGCTATAACGACCTGTTGATACTGTATCGAGTTTCGTATGCAAACGACCATCCACGTCTAAAGCGTTAGGTATCTTGCGCACGAACGTTCCGAGCAATGTCGATAATTTCGAGTACTCTGCGAGTGGTTTAAGCGATGGTTCCGACTCGAAATAAAGCGCCAATACGTCTTTATTCGTTAATCGTTCTTTCTTCTTATCGATTACCTTCGATTTATCTTCGATTTTCAAAACGTCGTAAATCAAATACTGTAGATGTTGGTCCGAATCGAAATTGATTTCGTGAATATAATCGGGTGCATTCTGCGGTATTGCTGGCGCTAGTGGCTCCGTCTTATATTTACGAATACGCTCTTTTAATTGCGCGTACTTTTTCGTAGACGGATTCGAACGCCTTAGCTCCTCTTCACATTGCGCTAACATTTGCGCTTGCTTTTCGATTCGCTTCGTCTGTGATGCTTGCCAATCACGAATCTTATCGCCTTTTATTGCGAGCGACATATCGTATAGGAACTGTTCGTTAATGTTATAAGCGTCATGTAAAGCCTTTATTGTGGTTTCTAACTTCTCGCTAAACTCTACTTCTAGTCGTGATAATTCTTCAACATCAATTACGAATCCAGTACGTTCAATTGTCGTATTTACTTCGTATAAATATTGGCGAATTTCGAAATAAGCCTTCGCTAAGTCGTCCGTTTTTAGCATCATATCGATTTGCCATTTCGTAAATAGCCAGCCTTTTTCAACGTCTTTAATGGCATAAATGCCAACGACTTCTGGTGGATAAATCATAGGCGAGCCATTTCCGAATAAATCTTCGAATGTAAAATCGTCCAGATGCGTTGTGCCAATGTGCTTCTTATATTTCGTATCTAGCGGCTTTAAACCGAATGATTCTTCATGCTCATTCATTAATTGCGCAGCGTCCATCGAATCGTAACGGAAACCTTTCGGCTGCATTCCGTCATTTAAGAACATCGATAAGTCGAACGGCGTATTATGAAACGCTTTGATATGGCGCGCATCTTCGATAAATGATTTAACGATTTCTAACGCCACTGATCGCGTACATTGCTCGTCATCATTTAAGTGACCGTAAGCTACGTAATAGCCTTCGTTAAGCATCGGTAGCCAGAACGAGTAGCCTCCACTTAAATCGATATAAGTGTCAGTTCCGCTGGTCTCCGTATCCCATTCGGTAAACGAAATAGCTAACGGAATCTCGACGCCTTCTTCTAATAGTCGCTTACGAATGTGCGTATCGTTGAACAATCCGAGCACTTTACGAAACCACGGATCAGTTTTCTGCGCTTCAACTTCGAGCGCTAAGCGTTCTAGCAATCGAGGCAAGTCGCTATCCTTCGTAATAACGTAGTAGTTATTGGGCTTTGTTGCGATTGTTTCGGACATTCGTTGTTCACGCATACGAGCGTTCTTCTCAGCGATTACTCGACGTCCAATCTCTAACGCTTCCTCTTTCGAGAACTTGCCGGATTTGATACGTCCAACTACGCCACTTTCCATCGCAAGTTTCGCCTCATTAGCAACTATGCGTTGCTTGTCCGTCAGTTTCATCGCTAAGATACGCTCCCAAGCCTGTTCGAGCGTCTCTGTTGCGTCTTTCTTACGCTGTGCTGCTTCGGCTATCGCCTTAGAGGCGGAAACTTGCCCGCCTACTTGCGCATTTAGCTTAATTTCGAGCTTCATTAGCCCGCCTCCTTGTCTGCGATTTTCAACGGTAACCACCGCCACTTCTCATTCGCTTCGTCTACCTTCGCCCAATACTCCGAAAGACATCGATTCTCCGCCAGATAAACGTGCTCACCTACTACGCCAATAAATGCGTCACAGTCCGATAGGCTATAAACATCTCCGCTATTTTTCAGACCGCGAATGACATAATAAGGGACGCCGTCCTTTTCGCGTTGCTTGATCGTTTTTACTTGGACGCGCATCTGTTGTCCGTTCTTGCTCGCTAGCAAATCGTGCGCTTCCGGCACGGTCGGCTCTGATACCGACCAGCCATCCGCTAATAACGCAGCCATTGCGAGTAATTCCGAGTGACGTCCGATTGTGCTTGTGCTCAGCGTTGCTGTTTCATTTTGCGTCATAACTGCGTCACCTCCTCGGACTAGAACGGTAAAGGTTCTTCGTCCTCATTCGGAGTATCTTCGCCAGTTTCGCTCGCGTCTGCCACAGCGCTATATCCAATCTTCGTTACATCGAAGCCAGCTTGACGTAGTAACGTTACTTGCTGCGCTTCATCTTGCTCGTACCAAATGCCGTCAAATATCGCATGGTCAAATTCGGCGGGAGCTTTGTCGAAGTTAGCACGTTGCTTGTCCGTTAGGTCGTCCAGGTCCAGTGGCGATAGCATTACGCTTGTTGACGTTCCTGTACCGACCTTTTCGAGTTCGAACGCTTTGTTAGCGAGCTTCTTCTCATTCTTGGCGATGACTGCAGCGATTGCTTGCGCCTGTTTCTTCGATACATCGACGATGATATATTCGCCTTGATCGAGGTCAAAGAACGCCATTGCAAATCGAACCTTAGCGCGATACTTGCTCGCCTCTTGTCCGTGCTCATCGTTAAAGTCGTTCGATAAGTCTTTATGATATTTCCACGCTTTATCCCACGGCGTCAAGTTCGCTGTTGGATAGCCTTTCTGCGACTTTGTTGATGGCTCCTTTGCGACAAATGAATTGATTTGCTTAAAGATTCCGTAGCTATACGCCATTTGCACCGCAGCTTTATCGATTACACGAACGATATATTTCGAGCCAGATTTAAGCGAAGTAAATTCGCGATTGCTTCCGCCATCGTTCGTTTCGTTAAGTGCGTTTAATGCGTCCATTCCGTTAGTAAATTGAGTCATTAATAAATCGTCCCCTTTTCGTTTTGTTTTCGCGTTAATACTGCGTCATCATTTCCGATTAACTACCGCACGAATTAGCCGTTGCTGCGCCTTTGTCAGTTTGTTTTGCGGAGTCTCTGCGGTTACTTTTCGTACATGGTCGATAAATCTCATTAAATCACGCTCCTTTGTTTCGGATGGTTTGCGTTGCGCAACGTCTTAATCACCGTCCGTAAATGCGCCCGTTACCGTACGAGCCCTCGCTACCTTTCGTAGGCGCAGTCGGAATGACGACCGCATTAAAGCGAATGGACATAACGGACACATTTACCGACTGGCGAGCGTCAACTCGCCGTTGTCAGTTGATAAGTGAAACCGCCCGAAGGTGTCAGTTGCCGATGACTGCATCGGCGTCAAGGACGTTTCGTACCGCCCTATCGAGCGTCCGAGGAACGCGACCTCCTAACATGTCGTCCGTAAACGACGGAGCAAATCTCGGAAACCGTTCCGGATGCATACACGACACTCCGGCATAATAGCCTCGACAAGCATCGCGTCTACACGGTATTCGCTCGATAGGACGGACGAAGTTTGTACGGAATAACTTCGTAGCCGTTACGAGATTTAAAACTTCGTTAATATTGCGTTATAAATCGTCTATACGTGTGTATGCGCATGGTAAAATTTACTTCGTAAATTCGATCAAAATTATCGCTTGACATTCTGAAAATCGTCTGCGTATAGTTTTAGGCAAGGAGTTGAACGAGCATGGAAAACACTAAAATTGACAGAAATCTTTTACGATCTTACTTGAAAATTGCTGAATTTAGCCGCGGTGTTGAGCAAGAGGAATATGAGTTTTTAGCTTTAAATATCTCGCGGTCAAGAGATGATCTTCGTGCTAAATTTCCTGCTCAATTTTTACGTGTTGCAGATATAGCATATGAACGCGTTTTATTGGGCGATAATTTAGAAAATGTTTTAGTTCACGCAATCCCTAAAGAGGATTTCGGATTACCCGAAAGAATTTACCTTTCAAAAGGCAGTTACTTTAGCCTATTGAGTTATTTGAGTGTGCAATTATTCTACGTTATTCTTCACAGAGAGTACTACGACTCATTTCCAGTAGAAAATGCCTTGTTAGATGACTGGTACACTAGTAAATCTAATTATCACGAAAAGGAACTTCGTAAATTATTTGCTAAGGATGGAATAGATTATGACCTTTTCAAACATAACGAATCATCTGAGTTTGTCCCGTTAGAAAAATATGAAGAAGCATTTCGTAAAATAATAAATGTTTACGTTCCTGAATCGTTAGACTGAGTTCACTTAAGGAGGTTTTTCCTATGATTGATAACAATTTACAATATGATTTGGTAGATAATGTTCGCGAGTTCTTAATGCTGCGTTTTTCACTTAACACTATCGCAAACATACACGCGTCTCCTCGCTATGAATACCGACAAAGCAACCTCTCTAGCGAATTGAACGCGAAGTTTGGTGACGATGATACTGCTTTCTGCGAAATGGAAGTCCGCGTAGACGAGCTGTACGATTTTATACTCGTTCACATTGACGATTTCCGAGAAGACAAAGACTACGTTTTAGCGTTGATAGAAAATAGCGATGTGACACCTCACGATGTTTTAGCGTTTCTTGATAAATTCCAAACGAAAAACTAACTCGCTTGCTTCTGCGTCGAACTTGCGTCAAGCAACGGCAACAGTTTCTCCGTCAATATTGCGTCGATGTTATCGAAATCCCAGTACGGTATTCGTATGAGTGGTATTCCGTTGTCGGCGCAGTATTTGTCTTTGATTCGGTCTAAGTGTTGTCTGTGGCGTAATCCTTCTTCTCCGCCAGCGTGCTGTTTTGGCTTATAGTGATATTCGCCGTCATACTCGATTGCTACGCCTTGTACATAGAAGTCTAAAAATAACGGGCTTTTCTCGCGTTTATATCGGATAGGTGTCTGACTCTCAAAACTAATCAAATTAACAGACAGCCATTGTGAAATTTCGCGTTCACCTTTAGATTCTTTACATTTCGGGCATCTATCACCATTTAGAAAATTATTGGGTTTGACAGGGTAAACCTCTCCACAAGTTAAGTGAAGTATATCTATTTTTGACAACGCGGAGTGGTACTCACTAAGCACTTCGTACTCCTCTTTTACTAACTTAAAAACTTCTTTTTTGAATTCCTCTGTAGTCTTTTTGAATTTTCCGAAGCATTTTGGGCATCTTCTTCCTCTTAAGAAATTATTGGGCGTGGTAGGAAAAACCTTTCCGCAAGTTAAGTGAAGTATATCTACTCTTGATTTGCTGTTGTGATAATCACTAATCACTTCATACTCCCCTTTAACCAACTTAAAAACTTCTTCTTTGAATTTCTCCGTAGTCTTTTTTGCTGTGCTAGAGCAGTTAGGGCATCTGCTACCACTTAAGAAACCATCAGGCGTTACTGGGTTTGTTTTACCACAGCCTTCGTGATGTATATCTATTTTTGTTCGTTTGTTGACGTAAGTTCCTAAAACTGTATACTCATCGCCAACAAGCGCCTTAACCTCCGAAACAAACTCCTCATGTGTTTTTCTACGTGTCATACTCCGTTCCCCTCCTAGTAATCTAGCGGACTATCACCGCCTTTCTATTTGCGTTTAAATATGTCATTTACGTTTCTTCCCGTAATAAATCACGGCATTTGTCGCAGCAATAATCGCCTTTTGCGCATCTGTCATTCGCCAATCACCTCGCTAACTTCTCGCTCAGCATTTTTAATCTGCGTTAATTTTGCGTCAATCTCTTGCGCTAAGTCGTCAACTTGCGTTATAATAGCGTCAATACGAGTTTGAATTAGCGCTTGCGTATGCGGAGCCTTGCAGCGAACCTTATTGAGATTTAGTTCTGCGATGTTTACGTTAAGTTGCGCTTGCTGCTCCGTCAGCTTGCGAATTTCTCGTCGAAGTTGCGTCGTCATTCGTGATAGCTCGCGCTTGATCGCAGACTTAAGACGGCCCACCGTAACTTTAGGCGCTAGTTTCTGCGCAACGTATTCATCGACAGTACTTAGGCGATACATTGTGATAACCGTTTGACAAGTTTCGTCTAATATCATACGGACGTCCTTTGCGACATTATCGAAGATGATTCCGCTGGCATTATCACGTCCTTTTCGTACTGCTCGCGTATACCATTGGCGAATTGTGTGCGATACATTGTCGTTAGTTCCTTTAACGTCAAGGCGTTCTCGCGCTCGCTCAATTGCGTGTAGACTTACGTTTAATTTTTGCGTCATTTTTACGTTACCTCCTAGCTAACCTTGATTGCGCGGATTCGTTTATGGCGGATTAAATCGGCTGAATCTTCGTCACTAGGTAGACAGCCGTGGTAGTCTGCGTATACTTGCGCAATTGGTGCGTAAAAGTTAAAATGTGTAATATTTTCCTGTGAAATGTTCTCACATATCTCGTAAGATTGTCCCATTTTGCATCGCTCCTCGTATGATTTTAAGCTATTAAGGTTTAAAATTAGCAAAGTCGTGTTATAATTCCTATTAAAGGCGGTTGACTATAGGCAATAAAAATTATTACAATACATAAATAAGCCCGCCAAATAATAGACTTATATAGAGATACATACGACGTCTATAAAGATCGCCTGTATGTGCGCAATGGTTAAGCGTATCGACGGCTGGATGACAGCCGCCAATAATCTAACCGAAAAATAACTTAATAATATGTCAACGTTAAGCCACTAACTTACGTTGATAACTTGCTTAAGAAACGAAAGTCTCTTTAGTCCAACGTTTCTTACAACGCTCTCTGAATCTTGATATTTTTACGACAAGGCTTGGAACTTTGCCACCTTTACGGAGCGCCAACTCCCTGGCAATTTCTACGTCGCTGTCACCTAACATCCAAGATTGGAGAACAAATTCTTCGAAATCGTCCGACGCCAATCGGGCGATTTTCCCTTTTAACGAACTTTCTATCGTTCGATCTAAAACATCTTGTCCTACGTCTGTAACTTCATCCTCTGGTTCATATTCTAACAATTCGCCAAAATTGTTTGTGATCGCCAAATCACTATACAAGGATGATTTTTGAAGTCTATACCTACTCAAGGACCTCTTAATCTCTCTATCTACTAAATACCGTACTCTTCGACTACTAATTCGTAATTTTTTTTCTTTAATCTCAATGAAGTACCTCTCTAATTGAGAATATATTTGCCACTCTAATTTTTCTGTGTTTGTAATTGTTGAACTAATGTCATGTACCCGTCTGTGGATGTATTGGAACAAATTCTTGTCTGCGTAAACTAATGATAGATTATCCAAATTATCGCCTCCTAATATATAATGCGGACTAAACTTAAAATTCATTAACACTTTTTTGAAACTTTTTAACTTTCTTGCCGTAAATTACGTAGAATGCATATTTATCGCCAATTTTAGCAATAATAGATACATATAGTAATTATATCTAATAAATCAAATACTGTAAACGTAATTCTACTGGCACAAAAAATGTTCCACTAGTAATCTCCTATTGTTATAGGCTGTACGATAGGAGGTTTATATACATATGGCTATTTCGTACGCACCATTACGCTACTTAATGAAGAAACATAAGGTATCATACCGCCAACTGCGCGCAGAACTCGATATTCACTCGAATTATACAACGCGAATGAAAAACGATTCTGGCTACGTATCACTCGAAACAATCGATCTACTCTGCGAATATTTCGACGTTCCTGTGAACGAAATTATCGAATACTACGACTCATACGAATATGAGAAAGATTGATAGTCGGTAAATCTAAAGCGTCCTCAAACGCCTCTACAAGACCGCCTTCACCACGGTTAACCAATATGTCATTCGCATCTTTAAACGGGCAATTACGCCATTGTATGACGGCTAAATCACGCCCTTGCAACGCTTGTACCACTTGCGCGGTAAATCTAGCGCCAGCCTTATCGTTATCTCCCGCCACAACTAGTCGTTTGAACGGCAATCTCCGTATTATATCGGCCTGCTGCTGCGTAAATGAAACGCCACCTACTGCTACAGCGTTATATCCTGCGACACGCCACGACAAAGCGTCTATCTCTGCTTCGCAAATAATCAAATCGTCATAGGGACGATTGTACAAATCTGCTCCGAAAACTAGCTCGCGAATAGGTCTTGCGTTACGCTCGTAGAAAAACGTTTTTCCCTCTGTAGCGCGATATTTTACGTTAGACAACCGACCATCCGGCGAATGCCAGGGAATGGCAACAAAGCCGTAGTGACGCGACTTTCCAACTTTTGCCTCCGATTGTACCTCTCGGGATATTCCTCGCTTAGTTAAATATGGAGATATACTTCTCTCGATAATATCATGATGTAAAAACGTTTTAAATGCATCTCGCCGTAATCTCGGTAAAATGAGCATTATGTCACCGTTATTCGACGATTCGATATATTTCGACAACAAGTATTCTTGCGTTTCCTCATACGTTTCATTACGTAGGAAGGACAGTAGCTTTACTATACCGCCGGACTTCCATTCATCGTCATATGCGCCCGAATCACCCCATGAGCCAGCCGGATATTCTCCGTTTTCTTCAAGTAAGACAAAGAACGAAGGTGAACGATCATATCGAAATGGTGACGCTGCTATTAGTTTGTTGTGCGACCATTTTGCACGATACCACTCAAATTCTTCTAGCTCGGCTTGTACATCTATATTGACGTCATGACCTCGGATTTTTACGTTTACCAATATCAACCACTCCCTAATTATAGCATCTACTGTGTTCGGTTTGAATCAACTTCTGTAGTTCGTTGTTCAATGGGACTTTACTAAAAGTTGAGCCTTACAGTCCTCTACTAGTAATGTCTTTTCTTGTGCATTTTCACCATTAAAATTTACTATGTTAATATTTTTATAGTTATGCTTGTACACATTCTATGTCGAATATTAGTGAAATATACCATTTTGGATAAGAAACTTTAAAAATCAAATTGATTTATAGACTCTTCACCTTTTGACATCTCCTTAACTACCCCAATCTGCGGAACGTAAATTATTTCGACAACCTCCCCTTCGCCACCGTTACGTCCTTTATTGATTCCGACCAATCCCCGCCCTTGCTTATAATCCGTATCAATCGCAATCAACATCGAAGCGTCCTCCAGTAAAGCCTTCGTTTTCTTAACGCCTTCGCGTTCTGGCAACACTAATTCGCGCTCACCATCTTCGTCTTTTGACTCCTTACCTTCGTCTGCTTGCGTAATTGCCAACGTTACTACTTGTCGGGTTCCAGTAAGCCTACGAAGCCTTTTCGAAGTCTCTGCAGCATCTCCGCCAGCCGTTTTAGACGTATTCTTTTCGTAATCAAGGTAGTAAAACGGATCCACTACAACTACATCAGCGTTAGTCTGCAGAATGTCTGCTTCTAATTGGCGAAGTGTTCGGTTGCCAAAATCGTCATCATCTACGCCACGAACGATAATGTTGCCAGGAATCTCATCGTTAAGCATGTCTAAGAACGCTCTAAATGCTACTTCAAATTCATGCGACATCTTTCCACTCCGAACATCATTCGCATCAAATCCGCCATTCAAATCGAGCCCAGCTACATTAACTTGCGTCAAGCCTTTTCGTCCTGATAACGCTACATATAAGCGCACAAGCACCTCGAACCACGGCATTTCCATCGACCATATAAGCACATTAGCGCCTTGAATCGCCATGTTGAGCGCTTCTTCAATCGACGCTATGACCGATTTACCTCGGCCAGACTTAGCATAGAATACGTACATATTTCCGCTAACATATTCGCCAATATTCGAAAAGTTCGATTTCCACGTCTTGAACGATTTACCTTCTTTACGACGATCAAACTCAACAAGAAACTTGTCTGTATCGTTCTTAACGTCTGTTCCTACTTTTTCACGAACGTCTGTTCGTTGTTTAATATTATCAAACTTTTCCTTTAGCTTGTCAATGAGCATTGGGACATCATTTTGGTGTTCGCTAAATAATTGTTGTATGTCGTTTTGGACCACGTCGATAAACTCCGAACGTCCAGCGTCATTTAACAAACGACGCGTTAACCATTCGTAGCTATCGCTCACTTGCGGCACATAAAAGAATCCTGGCACATGTTCGGTAACAGTCGCATAGCTCGGTGCCTGCCCTCGATTCTGTTCGGCATATTGGCGTATAAATTCGTAGGCCTTGCGATCAGCTTCAACTTTGAAATGGTCCGCCGTTATGTTATGACGAGCTAGCGCTTGTACGTCGTTATCGTCGATGATTTTCGATAAAAGTAGAGTTCCGTTGTTACTCACTGCAGTCACCATCCCATTCTTCAAATTTACGTTCAGCCTCGATTTTTAGTTGTTCTCGTTTTTCATACGCCTCCCACGAATTCTCCATTCGCTCTACTTCATGTTTCGCCATTGCGATAAAATCGAAATCAAATTCATTAGCGTTATATGAACGTGGATAACCCATAAAACTTTCGTTTAAAAATCGGAATCTTTCTCGTTTAAACCATCCGATATATCTCTCATATACGTAAACTTCGTAATGATCTACGAATAGCCGACATTCTTTTACGTCCACTCTATACTCGTTGCCTCGCTTGCTAATTACGGGGAACTTTTTCACTTACGCCACCTCCGTTTATCCTTATAATTCATCCACTCACCCGCAACCAATATCGAAAGCGCAATCCCTCCGAATATCACCTCGATAGCACTACTAATCAACGTCAAAATAGCGTCGAACCTCCTCGTCTGTTGCCAGTCGCCAATGTCGCTCAATCTTCGTAATAGGTTCGTAGAATGTACTAAACGATACAACTCGATTGCTAACTCTTTGCTTTCCGCTAACCTTCGCAAATCCTACGTCGCCTACTACGATTCTGCCAATTGCGTCACTATCACGACTGACAACGATTGTTCCGTTTTGAAACCCCGTCATGACAATTCTGCCAATTCTAAATGAATTTCGGCTAATCGTTTCTTGCTGCGTTCAATTTGCTTTTGGTCCTTCGATTGCATTGCGTCATTTAACGAAGCTAATTCGTAATCCTGTTCGGCTAACAAAGCGCGTCTCATTTCGTTATCTGCTTCTGCCTTGCTGACGATTTTAGCAATTCTCGATTTCATTATCGTCTCCCCCTTTTCGATTCGCCTTCAAAAGCTATAACTGCGCACTGGTCCCGTACCCTATCAGCTAATCTAGCGTCAAATACCGTTGCAAGTTCGCTAATCGGAACATTTGACGTATATACAGTCGGCTTATCCGCGGTCGTCCTTGCGTTAATAATCGCATGTACTAGCGATCTAAAACTATCCGTAGCTCCACGCAGACCAATATCATCGCAGACTAGGAAATCTACCGTTGATGCACGCTTGATAATCGTTTTAATTTCGTTTAATCCGTCCTCATCATTCGTCATAGTTGCGAGATTATATTTCGTCTGCATTTCGTTAATGTCGAGAAACATTGCCGGTTGCTGCGACGGTTGGATACCTCGCTTTAAGCTTCCTAGATAATTTTCGATAATATAGCTATTAAGTGCCACTACCGCACTTGTGGTCTTTCCAGTTCCAGGACTTACGCTAAATAGATATAGCGACTTAATCCGTTCACCATCTGCGTCAAACATTCGTTGAAATGTTGCGATATACTTTTCGAGCAATCCGTAAGCCTTCGCTTGTGATTCGCGTGCTGGCGAGTTGCTTAACGTTAAATATCGATAGCTTGTCGGTGCGCCTGCTAATGCGATACGTCCGCCTTTTCCGTTAAGGCCCTGCATAGCGATTTTATGCGGACATGTTGGCGGACAGCTTACGCAGCCATTGCGATTGCGTTCGTTTAGTATGCAAATTTGCGTCATATATACGTTACTCCTTTCGATTCATATTAAGCCGAGTTCTTCCGCCATATACTCGATATCTTCTTCGGCTAAATAAAGACCAATATCTCGTTCAATTTCCGTTAGTTTATTATCGATGTACTCGCGCTCACCGCGCTTCGCTATTCGATGAAATTCCGGTGTACATACCGTTAATCCTTTTACCGATAGTTGCGTCATACTTGCGTTGCCCCTTTCGTTTTGTTATTTTACGCATCCCCAAATCTGCGTTTTCCCCGATTTTTCAACGACCATATATTTACCGCCAATATTCTCACAGGAATACGCGTCGGCTTTCCTCTGTTTTGCGTCATAATAAGAAAACGTTCCCAGAACTGCGATTAGTAAAATCCCGCCTAATATGCATCCGATTACGATAGCAAAGAAGTCTTTTTCCTCTTTCTGTTCGTTTAATTGACGGTCAGTCATATTACTTTCTCTTTCTCGATTACGTTTATCTTGATAATACTTAGCGTTCATTATTCCGTCACCCCACTGTCGGATTTTCCGTATCGGATATTTCTAGCATACATTTCCGTATCATATTCTATCGTTACGTCAACTCCGACTTTTACCTTGTTACAATACGTACTAGGCGCTTCAAATCCGTACTTATCATCAAGTGTTATCGAAGTGTACTCTCGATGATAACGGAAGCCATTATCTTGTTCGCAAGATATTGCTGTAACTTCCCCATGCATCTCGCTTAATGATTCCTTTTCAACGGAAATACCGCAAGCTCCGAGTAGAAATGCTGTTCCTAAAATCGGTAGTATTCGCCTCATAGCCAATCCGCCACCTCCTCGATATTATCCGTTGCCTCACGCTCAGCCTCCGCCCTTTTACTCGCCAATTCCGCCTGCTGCAGTAATCGCGTCATATATTCCTGCATAAACCAAAACGATAAGCCGGGATATTGTTGCGTCGGTTTATATTGCGTGAAACATGCGTCAATGAACGCTTTAATCGTCTCTTTGCTATATCGACCGGGTTTGCGTGCTGTTCCGATATATTTAGCGATTAAATTGCGCTCGGCTACGACACTGCCGGTGCTTGCGTATTGGATTCCGTAATGCTTGACGTGCTCGTCCGCCAAATACGCTTGAAAGTGTGCTGCGTTCCATTTTTCGATTGGTGTATCGCTATAATGCGTTGCTTTACGTTTCCTTTTCGGCTTTTCTTGAAGCGTTTCACCTTCGATTACAGTACGCCATCCATTGATAGCCTTTTCGTTCGTCATTCTAACGCCTCCCTTGCGAGTTTTCCGTTTTCCCGAACAACCAAAGGCTCCTCACAATTCTCCGTCCCGTCGTCCTCGATGCTCAGTACTTCATATTCATACGACTGTTCATCCGCATAAAATTCGAGCGCTTTGCGTAGTCGCTTAATCTCGCTGACCATTTCGTCTATTACGTATTCTGGCCCATTAATCATAAGCGTCTCAACCATGCGCTCGTATCCGAATAATTCATCGCGAGCCTCCGCCAATTTCGTCAGTAAAGCGTCATGTTCAGCGCCTTCTGCTCCGACGATAATTTCACCTTCGTGATTTATATACATACTAATACGCTCCTTTCGGACGTCCATAAACTGCTAATGCGTTATGTGCTGCTGTCCAATCTCGATTGCTTTCGCGTCGTTCAGCGATATATAATAAACTGCGTTTCAAATATTCCGTCTCTTGTTGCAATCGCTCAACCTCCGCAACTAGTGCTGGCACATCTTCGCGGGCATGTGCGATGAACACAATGTTATCGTCATTTAACGCCTCAACAATTATCTTTGATTCATACTTCGTCTCACGCTTCTCTACTCTAGCGTAACTTAAGGAATGTAACCCCTTCGCTTCCCACGGACCAGGCGTCGCCTTTGCTGCGCGTTCTTTGATTGCGTTTAGTTGTTCTGCGTTCATTCGTGTACCACCTCGATATCGACTGATTCGGAATAATATCCGTTTGATGTTCCATACCATCTAATTGTTACGTAGCCTTTTGCTGTTGCAAACTTATAGAACGTCCATGTATACGTATCCCAACTTCCAACTTCGCCAGTCTCCATTACTTCTTCCGCCATCGTTACAGTTGATCCTACTAAATCGTCCAAGTCTCCGATAATATCTTCGATGTATACTGATTCGCAACAGTCTTGTCGGTGGTACATGCGATATTTGCGTCCGTTTTCTAGCGTGAAATGTAATTCATCGTCCTCTACGCGTTCAATCTGCTTGATTACTTCGCCTAATAGCCAGTTCATTTCGAATACTTCCGTCATTATACGTTCACTCCTTCGATTTTTAGTCCGTAGGCTTTTGCGACAAATTCGACTGTTTCTGCTTTACCTCGTCGGTATTCGCAACACTTCTCGTATGCCTTCGATATTCTGTAATACTCTGCAACTTTCTCTGCCGGAGTTTCCTCGATTTCATATCCGTAAAGTACCACAGAAACAGCTTCGTCTTTCGTCAATTCCAGCATAATCACTTTGTTCGGACCTGTAATCGTCCATTCACCGTCTAACCATTCGCTAAACGTACCTACTGTCATCAGTCCGCCTTTAACTCGATCAATAGCCTCCGCAACCTCTTTTGATACTTTCACTTTATTTGCGTTAGTCATGCGTCAATTCCTCCTATCTCGAATAGATCTCTTTTATCTCCGCGATTTTCTTGAATACTCGCAACTTGTCAGTAGATTCGAAATACTTTGTTGTATCGCATTTACCACAGTAAATTACGTGTTGAGTCTCAGTTTCAGTACGTTCATATTTTCCAATTCCAACTGAATATTCTACGACTTGCGTACCTACGTCACTCCACTTATGGACGCATCTTCGCCTTTTTATATATCGAAGTAACAAATAAAACGCCCCTTCCATTTCGCTTAATTTTCCCTTCGTTTTAGCCGTTCTAGTTCCACGCCTTACAATTTATCGTCCTCACCCATAGCGCGCTTAATCTCCCGTCTGAACAAAGCGATTTCATTGCGCAATTGTTCGAGGCTCGTTGCATCCGACTCCAATACGTTCTGCCTTGCGATTATTTCAATAGCTTGCGTTACTTTTCCGCAGTACTTCCAGTTACGCCATTCCTCACGCGTTTCTGACGAGTGTTTATCCGCGTCATATGCGGGCGATAACGTTGGATCGACGAGGTGCTTACGTTGTACGATGATTTGCGTGCTATCCGATGTGATACGGTAGTTGTCGCTGATTACGATGTTTAGCGTCATTTATGCGTTACCTCCATTCAGCTCGAATTTAAGTTTAGTGCCGTCATAATAATAAACGATTGCGCTACCGTCCCACATGTCGCGATATTCAGTGACAGGTGTTGAATAAATCATCGGCTCATCTTTTCCGTCCTTATCGTCCCACCACGTAAACCATCGCTCACCACAACATACACAATACTCCGAGTATTCCGCAGTAATTTCGGCCAACTTTTCATCCGCCTGCTTAGCGTTTTCTGCTTCGATAATTACGTAGTGTCCTACGTCCTCATTTTCGATAAAATACCCGCCTGAATTATTTTGTGATACCGTAAAGAATTTCGTTTCTACTTCGTGCTTTACCATTCCGTTCATTCCTCCTTATAATTCCGTTTGATTTAGCGTCGAAACGCTTTAGACCATAAATACGTCGACTAACGATGCAAAACCGTTCTTAGCCACGTTTATAAAGGCGAATCGATGGCGATATTTTCATCGGGACTGTTTTCGTTAGCAAAACGATGCTCTACCGGACAGTTTTCGCATTTGAATATATGAACGCCATCTTGCGTTGTAAAGCTGAAAACGTGGTCACAGTTATTTTGATTACGTGTAATAACGATCATAACGATAAATACCTCCTTATTATCTTTGGCGTAATTCTTTTAGATTGCAACTATATCGATTATTGATATCAGATATGGAGCGATAGCGACATAGAGGATTTATGCGTTAGCATAAAGACTCGTTAATTATTTAAAAGATAGTAGTTTAGTTAAAAAGAAAGTAGTATAGTTCGTGTATCCGGTTTGACACCCCTAAGGTGTATTCCATCTGACACCCCTATCATCATTTGTCGAGTAAATAATATACGTTTGTTGTCTGTTTTCCTCGTCCGAATGTACGCTGTTCCCTGCGAATATAGCCTGCTAATTCTAACGCTTTCAACGCCCTAAATACGCCATTACGACTCATACCTGACATATCTGCGATTGTTTGAGCGCTTGGGTGCGATTGCTTACTGACGTTATCGGTAAATAGACAAAGCGTCATGTATATGATTTTGTCTCGGTGAACTAGCGATTTGTCACGAACTAAGATTTGCGGTATCATAACGAATTTAGTTGAACGATAATCGATTACTTGCATGTCTTAGCCTCCTTACTTTGTAGTGCGGAGTAATATTGTTTTATCTTAACACTTTCTATCAAAATAAGGCTAAATACCTACGAACTATATCGTAAAATATACGTATATAAGGAAATTAAATGTAATGGAGGAAATTGCGGTGAACAAAATTGGAAAACCGATATATAAACGCGGGCAGTTTTGGCTCGGGCTAGTTGTCGCTTTAATCGTTTTAGGATCCATACTACCGGACCCACCTAACGATAAAAAGAATGATACGGAGGTATCTGCGAAAGATAAAGAGGTTATAACGGAAAAGTCCGTAACTAAAAAGAATCAAGAAGAGCCAACTAAAACGATTGCTCCGCTAACAAAAGACGAAGTTTTGGAAAATTTCGAAGTTGAGCCGTCAGTTGAACCGTTCATTGACGGAACATTCACTTTCGTAGGAAATCGCACAGACACAGCGGATTACTACTCGTTGGCTGATAATGATCGATTTAGAAACGCAAGCATTATCTTCAAAGACGGTCAAATCGCTCGATTAAAGCTGATTCCTAACGATGATAAAAACGTTAATAAGCTATTCGAAGAATTCGGAATTACGGACGAGCCACGTAAATTAAGTGGTGCAGCCGGCTTTTACGAAGTCGCATTAATACCGAAATATTGGACGCAGAATATTGAGAAATATCCGTACGAACAAGATTAATTAGGAGTTGACGTTGATTGCCAATCCGATTTACATTAGCCGAAATTTTAAATAAATACGATATACAGCAAATACAGCTCGCAGAAGAATCCGATACTAGAGCAGCGACTATACATCAGCTCTGCCACGGAACAGTTAAGCGAGTAAACGTCGAAATGCTCGACCGAATTATACCCGCATTGGAACGTCTAACTGGCGCAAAACATTCGCTAGAGGACGTCATGATATACGAAAGAGATGACGAAATGGACGCCGATTAAGGCGTCTTTTTTCGTTAGAATCCGAATGCGTTAGATAGTCGCTCTTTCAACGTAATACTATGAGTAGTCGTTTGGATTGCACGGTAAAGAACCGCAGGCAATGATTTAGTTTTGCCACGTTTAAATGCGTTAATTACGCTCAAAATAGTCTCACGGAACGTATCTTCGTGATCTTCGATTTTGATAGTGCGGTCCACAGACGCCTTTGCTTTATAAATTACGCCAACCATTTCGTACAGTTCTTCTGCGTCAAAGAACGGTGCTAATGCGTACTTTAGCGTTTTTGGTAATTTGCTTACTAGCCCGTTTTTAATTAGCGCAGCGCTCTCTCCTGTGTCATATGTATTATTTAAGTCTTTTTGAGGAGTATCGGAAAGAGCGTCTATGGCGTGACATTCCGGTGTGACATGCTCTGCTTGCATATTATCCGACATGACTTCGTTTGCTTGTCCGAATGCATCTCGCGCTGAAATTTGCGTTAAGAATACGATAGCATTTGACGACTGACGCTTGTCCCCTTTATGGCGCATTAATTCGTATTGTACGATAACGCCAAGCGATTCCAGCAAGTCGCAAGCGCGAATCACTGTGCGTCGACTAATGCCGAGCATGTCCGCAATCTTCGATTTCGATAAGTAGCATAGGCCGTAATATTTCGATGCATAGCGATGTAGCACGTCCAATACTTCGCGAGTAGCCTTCGTTAATTGCTTGCCGAATTGCTGGCGGATCTCTTTCGTATTAGCGTTTAGCTGTTCGATTGACGTAAATGGCGCTAGCATTTTGTATGTAGATTCCGTGTTTAATAGTCTCATAGACGTAGCCTCCCGTTTTGGGAACGCAAAAAGCGCTTGCATCGTAAAAATAACTACGACACAAACGCTTTAAAAACGTTGACTTTAACGTATAAATGCTATACAATAAAACATATTATATAGCAATACGTCTAAAGTCGGCAAGAGTTCGGTCGTGGTGAGGTCACGATTGAGCGGTGTAGGAGTGTTACCAGCACTCCCTCACAGCCGGCTTTTTTCGTTCGTTGATTTGTTATCCACAACTTTACACTGTAAAAAACGGAAATGCAAGCATAAAATTCATCTATCACCAAAAGCGTATCTCGAATAAACGAGCTGCGCTATTTTTATGTTTTTATTCAAATTACGGTAAATAATACGTAATCAATTACGGTAAATTTTATGGAAAGTATTGCATTCCGGTAAAACTATGTTATAATTACGGTATAAAACAAATCGGAGGCGATTAAATGCATTTATTTGCGTTAGATTTAGGAAACCGTCAAGTTAAATTAATGAGTGAAAAAGCTACAAAAGTCCTACCTAGTTACTTTGTTAATGCGGCAGAATATGGTAAGCGTGATGTACTAGCGTTAGTTAAAAAAGAAGAACAGACAACAAGCGATTACATCAGCGGACGTGATGCCGACTTTACATACGTCTGGGGAACGGGATTAGATGTAAACCGTAAGCGTGTTACGGATACATTAGACTTTAATAGACGATACGATACGCTCGAATTTAAAGTATTGGCTGACTTAGCACTCGCAGAGTTAGCGCGTGACTTTAGCGAATCAACTAAGAACGCTATCGACGTTGCGGTCGTAACGGGCGTACCAACAGACGATTATGATAACGAAGAAACAATCAGACATATTCGCAATGCGTTAATCGGAGTACACAGCGCTAAGATTGACGGCGTGGACCATTACGTGCATGTGCGATCGGTTGACGTTCTTATGCAGCCAGTCGGCACAGCAATTGATGCTATGGTTGACGCTCTAGGAAATATTAAAGAAGATAACGATATTGAGGACGGATATGTAGGCGTAGTCGACGTAGGTGGCGGTACAGTCATTATCAACGCATTCGATAATATGAACCTTGATACGAAGCATAAGGCACAATTAGAAGAAGGCTCGCATTTATTATTTACTGAAATACGTAATCACATCATTGAAAAAGGTTATAAAATTTCAGAGCATGAGGTCGAGGGAATTGTAAGGGATGGAAACGTTAAGGAAGTGTATACATGGTCGCCAAATGGTCGTGAGACGCTTGATTTTACGGATATGATTATGAAGGAACGCAAATTATATACGCGTAACATTGCTCAATCTGTGAAGTCGACGTTTAAAGCAATGGCTAGCATGCGTAAGATATATGTAACTGGCGGAACTGCGAATCTTCTTATTAAAGATGAGTTTACGCGAGTAATTAAGATAGCACAGTTTGTGAATGATAGCGAAAAGGCGAATGTGCGCGGTTTTTATAAATACGGCTTGATAAATGAGGTGACTGCTGTTGACGAAGCTACGCGTTGAGGTCGTACTAACGGAAGCAGATGCGGATATAATTGAAGAATTACAAGCCAGCGGATTGCAGCGAGCAACATTTTTTAAGATGGCTGCGAGAGCATACATGCGGCATAAAGAGGAAGAACAATTCGATGTTAGGGTTAAGCGATTACTGGACGAGGTTCTAGCGCAACGTGGCGATAGTGGACCAATAGCGAAGAATGTGAAACCGAAACAAAAGCTTGGATTCGGTGGAAAACGGATAGTTGACGATTCAAGAACTAATCCTCAATAAAATAATAGGACTGGAGAGATTATAATGACAGAGGAAAAAGCGAAAATTTTAGATTTTTTAAACGACAGCATTTCTAGAGCGAAAGATGAGTTAGACGCAGAATATAACGAATATTTTGAAGCCGCTATAAAAAATGTTATAAAAACAGCTTATGAGTGTAGCGTTATTGAAGGTAAGAAACAAAAATAAAATAAAACCGAGTGGACAACGCAACGTCTACTCGGTCTTTTTCTTTTTCTTCTTCTTTTTTGGGACAGTAGGGTAGCCGTACTTCTCGGACATTTTAGCCACGCCTTCCACGATTGAACGTTTTTTATCTTCGTTTGCCATCGATAATACACCTCCTTATAAAACCATTATGCCCAGCCGATTAAAAATCTAATCAGGAATAGGACAACTTCGCTCTCTCATACTTTATAGAAACGTGCTAGGGACGTCTGTCATGAGTCCCTACGCTAACTTCGCCTTTGGGAGGGAGAAAATGAAAATCGAAAGAGCAGGGAAGGCCCGATTAACTCGCTCGGATAAGAAGCGAGATGTAAAGCCCACTATCTCGTTAGATTTAAAAGACGTTCTTTACCGCATTTCTTATGTCACGGTTACGCCAGTTAAAGACGTATGCCAACAAATGGCGATGCTTGTCCTCCATGACCGCAAAGTAATCGAACAATTATCCGTCTATTTCAAGCGTGATCTTATTATGGGCCATACGATGTTTCGCGGACATATAACGAACGAGACGATGGAGAAACGGCCAAAAGTAAGAGGAGAACGTGTGACGATAAGATTTACGCAGAAAGAGTTTGAATCGGTTGCTTTGTTGAGCTATGCGTTGGATTGTACGCCGTCACGGACAGTAGCGATATTACTCGATATAGGAATGAAGAATATCCGATTTGTAAATGCGTATATCAAACAGTATTTAACGGAGGAATTGACTAACTCGCAAATGCGGGAGCTGCAGGCGATTTTGCGATATGTAACGAAGAAAGGTGAATCGCACCATTCGTGGGCTTCGTTGATTGAGTATGTGATTGCGGAAGTCGGAAGCCCTGTGACGCGAATTAAGGAGGCAGTAAACGAATTTCTCGATATGAAGTGGCGAGATTGAGCATAAAAATGGACCGCAAGGCAGCAATGCCCTACGGTCTTTTATTCGTTATTAACTACGTTGTGCAATAATGATCTTTAATCCTTCAAAGTCTCCGCTAGTCAATGTTCCAGCATCAAATTTATTTAGCCAAGATATATCGATCAGCTTTTTGTCTACAGCTTGTTTGATTAAGTCGCGTACTGCTCCTTTTGTAGCATCATTTGTGAATCGCATAATATCATCATCCTTTTCACTTTGCGTTGATTTATCGTCAATAATTAACTGTACTTTTACTGCGCTACTTGTCGGTACTACGATTTGACCTTCGAGTTTATATCCAACAGGCATTTTCCATGTCGTAGGTATCTCAAAGTGTGGTGCATCATACTGACTAGCCGGCCAATAACCTCCCCACGTAATGCCTAACTTTTTGGCGATAGCTCCGACTTTTGATAACGTTGAAATGTCGTATAAATTTCTAGGAGGTGCTACAGCGATATCCCACGCTCTACGCGACGTATGATTACTGCTACGAGTCCATGTCACTACTTGCCCCGGGCGTGTTCGCCCTTGTTCGTATAGATAGTTCTGGCGCGCTTGGCTACGGTATGTCTCCGTAATAAAAACGAAGTCTATACCGGCTTTATAGCACTCTTGGAAAAGTAGCTGACAAGCCGTCTGCGCTGACGAAGTTAGTTCGCTTAAATCGCGACAAGTTTGCGTTATGTTTGCGCTCATTTGCGCTCACCTGGCTTATGATACGACATAGCACGTTGACTATCGTTCACTCCTGGCGTAGTTGGATCGTGTACGATTCCGATTAAAACAAGAATCGATATTACCGTATTGAAAATATCCGTAATTTGCTCGTTGTAAATCGTAATGTCTGCTCCGAATACGCCCGCAATGTGTTGCGCAAGCAATAGAACGAGCATGAACAGCGATACTAAGAACGTCTTGCTTCGAAATCTTACTTTCCAGTTAATTTGCGTCATAAATGCGTCATCTCCTTTAAGATAATAGCGCAATAATCGTTGTGATTACCGAGATTACTACCGTAATTATTATTCCGATAAGCCAACGTCGATTGTTATTCGTCTCTGTGCGCATGTCTTTCAATTCGGCTTCATTGCGTTGACCTATTGTTAATGCTTGCTCTGCGGTTGCGCTCGCTTGATTGGCCGTTTCGCGTATCGTTCTGAAATCGTCTATCTTCGCTTCGATTCCGCCAAGACGCTGATATACGTCAAGTAATACTGATTGATCGTCGTTCATAACGTACCTCCCTACTTTTTAAAAAGAATTACAACTGTGAAATCATCGAAAGAAGTTCTTCTAACTCGGTATCGCTAATTACATTTCTAGTTGCCAAGATAACCAAATCTTGAGAATTAAAATTTTCTAAAATCACTTGATTTTTTACATAGTTAAAAAGTTTGCTTTTTTGCATTCTAAATTTCTCCTTTCAATATCATATTTATAGCTTGCTCCAATTCTGCAATGCGTTCTTTATCTGTGAGTGGAGGTAAGTACCCAACTTCACGCCATCCGTGTTCATCAGTATAATATAAATCGCGGTCTTCTGTAGAAGTATTTGGTATTGATGTGGTGTCATTATCAGAATGGTATATATGAACTATTTTTCCGTTCAAAACAGCTACCTTTTTTATCATTTAGCAACCCACCCCACATTTCCAGTTCCAGACTGTTTTACATAAAGTGTAGTATTCGCTCCACCATTTCTATTTCTGTATAATGTCCCGATAGGCGCTGTTACAACACCTTCAGGACTTCCAGTTCCAGAGGTAATATCTGTTGTGTCTATCAAACTTACCCACGAGTTCCACACGCCATCATAACAGACTCTTTTATAAACCTTCGTATTATACAAACTAGTAGATAGCCCATTAACAAATATTTGGAACTTAAGGGATCCTGCAATGGAGACACAAATTACATAACCGTGTGTGAAGTTTTCTGGAAGATTAGTCACCGCGTTTGCATAGTAAAACCCATTTTCTAAGTTATTTAAGTCACCATTTATAAGAATTTTTGCCGTATTTGCAAATCCATAAGCCGCAAGGTGATCCCTTAAGCTCGATATCGCTTTAGACGAGGCTGCTAAAGTTTCACTCATGCTAGAAATCGAACTGGATAATTGTACATGCCCCTTAGAAGTTACACTTGCTACAGACTCTGTATGAACGATAAATTGGTCATCGAAATTCTTTATAACTGTATCTACTGCATCTGCCAACGCGTTCATGTCTCGTACCACATCAGCCGACATATTCCCCGTAATAAGAGGTAAGTCGTAATTCGGTGTTGTCATCATATCACTCTCCGTTAGTTATCAATTCTGCATAAGTAAACTCAGTAGCCAATACGTCATTATAAGTACTGTATGAATTCTTCATAATATCGTAAGTTACGAATTTGAATACATATTCTATCGCTAAATGGGCTGGAATAATCTCTCGTAATATTTCCTCTAAATCCGATAAGTTACTTGGAATCCCGTAGCTTGAAGTAAACTTGATGACGATTATATACTCGGAGAACCTCTCAATAATTTCTGTCTCACCGCCGTAGTACCCGTCTGCGACACTTTTAATCTGCGGAATAGTAACAACTCCAGCACCACGCAAACGAGCTTTAATGTTACTCCTACGTTCACCCAGTGTTTTATTAACGTCAGTAACAATTCCACAAATACGCTCCCATTCACGAAGCCCCCAAGTCGCAGTACTAACGTTAAATTGTAACAGTAAGTCATCAATACTAGCGTTCAATCTAGCAAACTCGGCATCTTCTGCATTCAATATCTCACTAGATTCGAGTAGCTCATCGTAATATGTTGGAACATAATCGATTAACTTACGATCATATCGCATTAACACTCACCGCCCCTAAAACTGCGACTTGTTCATCAGTAACTTCTACGTTTGCTACCCCGCCATTAACCGTCAGATTTTCATAGTCAATAATTCGAGGAATATCGAGAAGAAGTGCAGCAATACGTGTGTAT